AGCAGATGCAGCAGCAGCAGCCAAAGCAGCAGCAGATGCAGCAGCAGCAGCCGCACTCAAAGGTTTTGCTGCTATTGAATACTATACGAATCAAATATGGATTTCTCAAATTTTATCAGGTGATTCACTTAATTGGAAAAATATTTCACCATCAACAAATCAATTTGCATTAAAAGCACTCACACAATTAAAAGACAGTTCATTTGCAGCTGTTGAATATTACACCGATCAAGTATGGACTTGTGCGAGTTTATCAGGTGATAAGTCCAAGTGGAAACCTCCTAACGATAACGGAAGACCAATTAAATTTAAAGGAATAATTGAATTAAATGATAGGTCATTTGTCGGTATTTTATCTGATACTGGTGAATTATGGACTTCTGCAACTTTATCGGGTGACCGTGGCAGGTGGGTAATTGCTAAAAACAACGGAAGACCAATTAAATTTAACGGAATAATACAACTAAAAGACGGTTCATTTGTTGCTATTGAATTAGGTTCCAATTACATATGGACTTCTGCAACTTTATCAGGTGATGCATCCAAGTGGATAAATATTTCACCATCAACAAATCAATTTCCATTAAAAGCACTCGCTCAATTAAAAGACGGTTCATTTGCTGCTATCGAATACTATACCAATCAAATATGGACTTGTGCGACTTTATCAGGTGATAAGTCCAAGTGGAAACCTTCTCCAGCAAACGGAAGACCTATTGGATTAAAAGGACTCATTCAATATTCATTATAACTTTTAGTTAAACATACTATTTCGGTGTACTCTTTTTTGAATTAATTGTTTTTTTGCTTCTATAGCAGCTCTTTCGTCTTTTTTATCATTTATAATTTTTTTAATTATAAGGTACGCAAGAAATATTAACAGTAAAAAAAGTGCTATTGTAAGAATTCTGTTATTTTTTATAAATGTAAAAATTATATCAAACATTTAAATTTAAATTTATTTTTTTTTAAAAAAAATATCCGTTCTAATTATAAATTCTTTATAATGGCAAAAAACCCAATTGAACTCATCATGGAATTTGCTGACATAATCATTATGGTATTTCTTGCTTACTTCGCATATAAATTGTACAAACTTTACCGAGGTGTTGAACCATACGATAGCAAACACAAGTGTGGACTTGATCCTATGTGTATTCTTTACAACTGGAAATATGTTCTAGGAATGAAAAGTTTCGAGGAAATTACGTGGGACTGGTCTTCAAAGATAGGTTTTTAATAAAATTTTTTCTTAAGAAGCTTGGCTTATTCTCCAATTAAATTAAATTTACAAAAAAATATTTATTATAATTACTGTAAATTATAATGAATAAATTTTCTGACTTTTTTGATAAAAACAAAAAAGTAATACTTGTTCTTGTTATTATATTTGCTGCATTTCTTTTATTTAAGAAATTTTTTATGAGTGCATTTGGAGCTGTACTTGCAGCAGGACAAACAGATAAAAATAGTTACACATCCAGTATATCTGGTACTACAACTGGAGCTTCAGTAATTTCTAGTTATCAATACCCAGATCCTGCTCTCAATACAAGTGTTCTGGCTCTTCTTCCAAATAATGCCAGTGATTCAGGTGGTCCAACTACTATAGGCCTAACTGGATGGGGTATAATCTCTGGAACAGGTATATCATTTTCGGGATCAAATGATATATACGGTAACGCAATCCCAGTGACATTAACAACTGTACCCAAAAGTTCAAGTATTCCATCTGAAATGAGTTTATTAACTTCATTTTTAAGCCAACCTGTTTACAAACAGTTTATGTTTAACACACAACCAGTAACACCTGTTGTTTTAACTGCCGTAGCATCAGGTAGCCCAGCAACTGCTCCTATTGGCAATTTTACAAGTAATCCACAGGGAGGACCTTTGTTTTTACTAAACAATTTAATGAAAGAATATGCGACATATACTAATTCACAAACATCAACATTTACTGTAACTGATCCATGGTTAAATCAAACACTTGTATTTTATCCACCAACAGGTAATGCGGCAACTACAAACGGAGCAACAAGTTACCCAGTTAATGCAAAGATACTTGTTTATTCAGGACCTACAGCAACTGGAACACCAATTGCAACAATGAATAGCGATAGCACTATACAGCTTTCACTTTACCAAGCTATAGCTATAAAAGCAAATTCCACAAATGCTGCATTGCCTGTTTACGGGCAAACAGCCGGAGCAAGCGGAGTTCCAAATAATTTCCAAATAGCTCGGACAAATATTATATCATCCGTACTCAATGGAATACACCAGCTGTATGCAAATAGCCCAGGACAAACCACTCAAGGAACTGTCGGCTCCAATCTTTTTATGGCAACGGCAACAGCTCAATATGGTACAGCCCAGCCTTATGTATTTAATACAAACTCGGCTCCATCTATACAGGGTTATACAGGAACACCTCCCGCTTATGATGGAAAGGGTGGTATCATTGGCGACCTTACAAATAATTATTCCCTTGTAACACCACCAAATGGAGCAACAACATGGACCTCTTCAACAATTGCTTATCAAAATGGTATTGGATTTACACCAAATGTTAAGAATGCTGTTTGGGCCTACGTTATTGCACGCGACCAAGCAATTGCAGCTTGTATGGCAACTGCTGTACTTAATAATCTGTAAATCTTTACTTTTTCTTTAATTTACATTATGTTTTCTCGAAGTATAAAGATGTAACCAATTTGCCCTTTTAAACTCGGTGGAAGGTCCATACAATACTGTAAGGTTAACATAAAAAATATTTTATCACGAGTCAATTTATTTAAATTAAATTTACAAAAAAAATATTTATTATAATTACAATAATTATAATGAATAAATTTTCTGACTTTTTTTCTAAAAACAAAAAAGTAATACTTGTTTTTATTGTTATATTTGTTGGATTTCTTATATTTAAAAAACTTTTTATGAGTAGATTTGGATCAACAACACTTGGATCAGGACAAACAGATAAAAATAATTACCCTTCTGAAATAACAGGTACTAATACTGGAGCTTCAGTAATTACTAGTTATCAATACCCAGACCCTGCTGTGAATACAAGTGTTCTGGCTCTTCTTCCAAATACTAGCATTGCTGCAGGTGGTCCAAATACTATAGGTGTAACAGGATGGAATGTAATGTCTGGAACAGGTATACCGTTTCCAGCAGATACGACCGACGTGTATGGTACTATTACCAATACCGTGAAATTAACAACTTCATCCCGCGCAAGCATTCCTTCCGAGCTATCTTTACTTCAGCTGTTTTTAAGCCAACCTGTTTACAAGCAGTTTATGTTTAACACACAACCAGTAACACCTGTTGTTTTAACTGCTGCACCAACAACATCAGGTAGTTCAGTAGTTGCCCCTATAGGTACCTTTAGTGGTACTCCTACAGGAGGAGGTCCATTAGATCTGTTAAACAAATTAATGGCCGCATTTGCAATAGCTGTTGGTAATAGTACAACTACAATTAATGTGTATGATAAATGGTTAAATCAAACACTTGTGTTTTCCTCACCATCAGGTACACCAACAACTGCAAACGGAGTATCAAATTACCCAGTTAATGCAAAGATACTTGTTTATTCAGGTAATGCTACAAATGGAACACCTGTTACAACAATGAATAGTGATAGCACTATACAGCTTTCGCTTTATCAAGCTATAGCTATACCAGCAAATTCAACACTTAACACATTACCTGTTTACGGACAAACAACCGGAGCAAGTGCAATACACCTTAATTTCCAAATAGCCCGTACAAATATTATAGGAGCCGTACTCAATGGAATACATCAACTTTTTGGAAATGCTCCAGGACAAACTGTATTAAATACCCCGGGCTCCAATCTTTTTATGGCAACGGCAACAGCTCAATATGGTACAGCCGGTCCTTATGTATTTAATGCAAACTCGGCTCCATCTATACAGGGTTATACAGGAACACCTCCCGCTTATGATGGAAAGGGTGGTATCATTGGCGACCTTACAAACAATTATTCCCTTGCAAGTGTACCAGGTGGAGGAGCAAATTGGACCTCTTCAACAATAGCTACATATAATAGTATCCAATACACACCAAATGTTAAGAATGCCGTATGGGCCTACGTTATTGCACGTGACCAGGCAATAAAGGATTGTATGGCAACTGCTGTACTTAATAATCTGTAAATCTTTACTTTTTCTTTAATTTACCCGTGGTATCAGTTTTTGTAACCTTTACTTGTATAGCATTTTTCTTTTTAACATCAGCCGGCTCTGGTGGTGTATCGTGGTCTTTGTTGTAATTACGTTTGTGATGTTCCCACAGAGCCGGTGAACCCATTTTAAATTTACGGCCTACTTTTGCTTTATACCAAAAAACTACATCTTCTATTTTATTACTAGTCGTACGATTGTTTAATACCAAACATTCGTAATTCTCAGTACACTGTGTCAACACTTCATTAAAAGCATCAAAATTGGGGAAAATACCAAAAAAATGCTTGTAAAGTTTCATTTTGTTTTCGAGGATGTTTTCTCGAAGTATAAAGACATAATCAATTTGCCCTCTTAAACTCGGTGGAAGGTCCATACAATACTGCAAGGTTAACATAAAAAATATCTTATAATGCCGTCCATTCATAAAAACACAACGCATATTTTTATCACGAGTCCATTTATTGTCAAACATACAATCATCCAATAACATAAAAACACTATTGGCAGGGTCCTTACAATTGTCTTTTTGTTCGGGCTTTAATTTCTTAAGAACACCTTGTTGGTGGGTTATTATTTTTTCAACAACCGGAGGCTCAAATTGTCCGTAAATAAACGAATCAGGTACAAATTCTTTATAGTGTTCGTTTGATTCTTCAGTACCACTCATTACAACTCCCATAGGAATCTTACGGAGATGATAAAGAATATCTGTCACTAATATTGATTTACCTGTATTACGTCTTCCGATAAATACACAAATACGACATGGGTCAATCGTTGTTGGGTCAAACTTTTTTATCTGAATATTCATAAAATATAAACAACCGTTTACATTTTTTGATTATTTAACTTAACTAAATTTAACGAATTTTACTTTTTCTTTTCACCCCATGCCTTCGTTGCCTCGAGAAAAAGTTCCTTGTGGGATTTTTTATCACTTTTGTTTTTTGCCATATATTCACCCATAAATTTATTGTACTCTGATGGCTTACGTGGTTTGCGTTCGGCCTTTGGCTTTTCCCCAATCTTTGATTCAAGGTCGGTAAGACGTTTTTCAAGTTTTTTAATAGTTTCGTCGGACATTTACCTTTAATTTTATTATTTTCGTTCCATTTTTACGAAAAAATTAAAGCTTTTTCATTTTTTCAATAACATCGAGCATGTGTTCGCGTGTACGTTTAAGGAGGGCCTTTCCTTCCTTTGTCTTTCCTCCAACGGGAACAAACCCAGAATCTGCATCAATTGTTCCTTCCTTAACGAGCTCCTTACGGGCTGCTTTCATTGCCTTCGCCCATTTGTCGCGGAAAGTTCCCTTTTTGTGACCCGCAGCTTGTTGTTTTTTACTCTTGTAGCGCTCGTTTCCATATCCATCTTTTACAAGTTTGATATCTTTCTTTGTAAGACCACCTTTGGTGTATTTTGCGGTTCCATGGAAAACCTCGGCTTTGGACCCATAATATTTAACTGCCATTCAAATTTAAAGCTTCTTGTAAAGATAATTTATTTTTTTTAGTTCAAAAATTAAAAGAAATTTAATTCGTTAAATAAATGGCAGAAACAAAAAAAGAAAAACCCAAACCAAAACCAAAAACAAAAACGAAATCCAAAGAAAAAGAAAAAGTTAAACCAAAAGAAAAACAAAAAGTTAAATCAAAGGTTAAACCAAAAGAAAAAGAACGTAAAGTTATTGTTGAAATAACTGAACCAGAAAAAGAAAAAGAAATTTACGCAGATAAACTAAAACACTTAATTTATAAAATGAAAAATCAAAACAATTTTAATGACACCGGAATAAGGTTTGCATGGAGAAATTAATTTCTTTAATTTGAAAATTAATTTGTTCGTAACAATTAATAAATGAGTAGTTGTGATAAATATAATCAATACGCAACGGACGTATTGGACCCAGAAGGAAATCTTATAACTATAAAGTGTTTTGATGGTGATACTATTTATCGCGAACAAAAGACATTTAGTGTCAATAGTTATAAAAATTATAACAGTACTGGATATTACAGTTGGATTGATAAGAACTTTAAATCTTATTCATTTCCAAGTGAAGATTTTGCCGACCCTGAAAAATCTTTCAATGAAATTTGTAACGGTGTGGGGTATTCACTCAAACAACAACAAAAGTTTGCTGGAAGAATTTTTAATACCAATACCGATATAAACAGTATGCTTGTTTATCATGGACTCGGTTCTGGAAAAACCCAAACAAGTATTGTTATAGGAGAAGCGTTTAAGGACCGAACTGTAAAGGGAAAACCAATTTCTGGACGTTCCGATTCCCATGTTTTTATTGTCGTTCCTGCAGCTTTGGAAAAACAATACTATGCAGAAATCATCGGTAAAATAGAAGCTGGTACTATAAAAGCTGCTTCCGGCCAAATTGTTATTGAAGGTGAACGCCAGTATTATGGAAGTGAACTTGTACGTAAGCAGCTACTGAAGTATAATGAATTAATATCAGAACTTCAAGCTCAAAAACTTAAGTTGATGAATGAAGGTGGAAATCCATTTGTAATTAATGATATCCAATCGAAGATAGACGATTACGTTGGAAAAACAAAACGTATTATAGAAGACCAAGAGTCGAAGGTAACAACCGTGTATGAAATATTTTCCCATGAAACATTTTTAAATCGCCTTTTTAAAATTGACCCCAATGGAAAATTTGTTCCACAATTCCGTGACCCACAGGGAGGTCGTTTGGATGCATTGCGAAATAAAAATGGACTACTCATAATCGATGAAATTCAAAATTTAGTAAGTGCAACTGGAACAAATTATCGTCGGTTACTTTATGCACTCGTTTATTATGCTTCACCAAGTTACCGAACTGTATTTTTAACGGGTACTCCAATTTACGATAAGCCGTACGAATTTGGACTATTAATGAATTTACTGCGAACCCGTATTCCATTTCCAGATGGACGAGATGCTTTTAATGATGTTTTTTTAGAAAACGAAACTTCTTTTATAAATCAAGAATACTTCAAAAAGATGTGTAGTGGATACATCAGTTACTTTAAAGGAGGTAATCCAATTGCATATCCATACAAAAAGACAACAATTATGTACCACCAACAAAGTGGATTTCAATACGACCAATATTGTGATGCTCTTGAAGATGAAGTTAAAAAGGATCTTCCATCTTCAAGAGATGATGATTATTTTGTAAGTGTAACAAAAGAAGACAACAAGACAAGTTCCGGTGTATTTAATAGTTCAAATCAAATTGCGAATATAGCATTTCCTGAATATCGTGGTACTAAACATATGAAAACTGTTTTAGATGGAAGTATAGCACAGTTTAAAGTAGACATCAGTGCAAAACTAAATGATTTACTTAAAAGAAATACTGGATTTGTTATTGGTGAAATTGATTCACTTACGGAACAGATGCTTGATTTTATAAATTATTTTAGTATTAAATTTTCTAAGGTTGCCGAAATGATTATAAAATCTCGTGGACCCATATTTGTCTTTTCAAATTACGTTACCTATGGAGTAAATGCAATGGCAACAATTATGAATTATTTAGGATACACCGATTTACATTCTAAAGAAGTACCTGGTCTTCGCGGAAAATATTTTGTATGGAATGGAGAAGCAAATTCCAAACATCCATTACACGTCGAAGAAGCGTATAAATTATTTAATAGCCCTGAAAATGTAGATGGTGCAAAATTGAAAATAATGTTTGGTACCCAAACGGTTATGGAGGGAGTTGATTTTAAAAATATAGACCAAATCCATATTTTAGACCCTTGGTGGAATGATTCTCGTCTCCAGCAAATTATGGCACGTGGTATACGTCTTTGTAGTCATAAAATGCTTCCACCAGAACGTCGTATTGTAAATGTATTTATCCATCTTGCTGGTATGGGAAGTTATGAAAAAATATTTGAAGTTTTTGTTAAAGACAGCAAAGGAACACCAAGAAAAATTATAACCGATATGCAAGTTGTAAACAAGGGTGCTCGTCCAGAAGATATTCTTATTCGTGAATCCTATGTAACAAAGCCAGACAAGGAAGGAAATGTTGAAATAAAAGGTTCCGATAAAACATTTGCACTTTCACAAGTAGTTATAACTGAAGGAGCTTCAGTTGGAGATATATTACATAAAGACATTCTTGTTTCAGGAGACCGTGCTCTGATAAAGGCATTTGGTGGGTATAATCATAAAAATCTTGCAAGTATATCGGTCCAGCAATACATGTATAACCGTTCACAGGCAAAATTATATGTTAATCGTCAATTTGAAAAAGCCGTTAAGGAAGTTGCTTTTGATTGTACCATTAACAAGAATGGAAACTTGGTTCGTCTTGATGAACTTTATATACCGAATAAATATTATGATGGTTTATGGGACCTTTATTATGAAAACTATACCACTGGTGAACGTTTTGTTCGTTTAGGAGTAAGTTCTAAGTATCCAGAAAAATACAAAAAGCGTTTTAATAATGATATTCAGCCAAATCTTTTTTTGCTTGAAGACATTCTGGAAAACACTGCGTTAAATTCCGGAAAGTACACTTTTCAATCAAAAACTCAAACAATCAAAACAAACGATTCTCTTATTTTACCTGAAAATATTAATTGTCAAATAACAGATTATACATTCAGATTTCCTAAGAAATTAGTTGACCTTACCATAAATAAACAAATGCTTCCACTTCTCGTAAAAATGATGGACCGCGACCGTCCCTTACTTTTTAGTATTTTGTTGGGTATTATTAATAAAACAGGACCCTTACAATTTGCTGACCCCAATTTATCAAAAAATCTTCGAGACTTTCTTCTAAAGAAATCACAAAAACGTAAGAAAATAATTGATGAGCTCAAAGAATCTGGATTTGAAAACAATACAGATTGGGATTCGTTAGGAATCAAAGAACTCGAAAATGCATGGAAATTCCTAATAAAAGAAAATTAAAATTTAATTTGGTTAAATAAAAAAATAACAGTTTTATTTAAACAAACTTCAATGGGAGACGACGTTTCGGAATTACGAAAAGAACTTGCAGCAGCTATGGCTTTACTAAAGAAACAAAAAGTTTCCTCAAAGGGAAGCCCGGCTGTTCCCAAAGGACCTCGTCCATATGAAACATGTGGATGGAGAGATGTAACACCGCTCCAAGATTATGCAAATAACCCAGCTCTTGCTCGGAAATTCTTAGCAAAGATTCTCGATGAAAGTGGTTTTCTGGATAATTACAAAATGGTTCCCATGCTTAACGAATGTGTTATGTCTTATCCAGCAACAAAGGGGACCGATAGCGGAGAATGGTTCGGAGTATATCTTCAGGACTCCGATGGAAACAAATCATGGATAACTGAAGATTCCAATGGAAATCCTGTACGCCAAAATTATGTATATTATTTTAAAACTGTTAAGGGAGATGATGGAGAATATGAAATAGACCAAACTACCCATCGTTTTTCTATGCCTCCTCAACTTGTTGGACTAAAACCATGCGCTCTTGGTCCCAAAGGTACATGTATTGTTCCACCCAAAGAAACAACTCCTAAAAAAGCGGCAAGTGCAGCAGCCAGTCCAGCTGCAGAGACACCAAAGAAAGCAAAGAAAGTGGCAGCCCCTTCATCTTCACAGGAAGGAGCTGCTCCGGTCGTTCAAATTCCAGCTGCTGAACTTGCAGGTGCTGTCGAAGCACTTAATCTCGGTACAGAAGAAGAAACAGTTAAGGGTTCAGTAACTCAGGAAGACCTTGCAAAGCTTGATGAAAAGACACTTCTTAAATGGATGGCCGAGCACATGTACTTCGAAGATGTTGCTGGATGCCTTCGCAGTTCAAAACTTTCAAAAGATGAAGCTGACCGGATAGTTAAATTAATGCAGGAAGGTAAGGAAGCAGTTGTCGATGAAACATCGGCGGCCGTTAATGCAGCATCATTCATGCCTTCTGATGAAGTTCGTAAGATGTTTAAAGCAATAACCAAACAAGAACTGGTTGCTGAAATAAAACGTATTTCAAATATGAACGACCAAAAACAAGCAATCGTCCAACTTTGCCAGCGAGCCGGTCTCAATTACACACTTGATACTTCCAGTAAGATACCAAAGATAATTGGACCAGATGGAAAAAATGTACGCCCCGATTCAGCACTCGATGACTGTGCTCGTGCAGAAGCTCGTGAGGCACATGTAAAATTAGGAGAACAAGTTGAACGCGCAACTAACCGTGCTCGAAAGATGATAGCTGGTAAATATCCAGCTTATGTACCACCAGCTCCTTCTGGTTCTGGTGAACCACCAGCAGCTACGTCTTTAACTGAATCTCAGACGAAGTTTGTAGCTGAATTCATTGATGACCTTCTTGACCTGATAAAGAACGACGAATATGATGATTTTGTTGCAGCCATTAATAATACAGGTATTGTCATTGAATTACGTGAAGATGGTATATACCGTAATAATGTCTACATTGAGATTGATAGCGAAGAAATGGATGACCTTATTGATGAAGCTGCACTTGCGTACATCAAGAAATTCAACGTTGCATTTGGTAAATCCCGTATTTCAACCTTTGGAATGACAAAAAAGCGCCGTCGCGTCAAGGGATGCAAGCGGATGCCAAAGGGTCACAAGAAACCCTTTAAGGTTTCTAAGATTCGCTCTAACTTTAAGTGTGCTGCTAAGAAGTGCAAAAAATCCGCAAATTACCGGAAGTGCATGACAACATCTCTCCGACGAATTTACCGTAAAAACGGAATGGGTGATGGAACGTGCGGAAATACCCGCCAGGTTGTTCCTGCTTTTGGAAAGAAAAAGAATCTTTTTATTCAAGCCGCCAATGCACGGAGTCGCCGTAAGGGAACAGTAGGAACATTTGGGCGGTGGTGCCGTCGCAACCATCTTGATACCAACGGAAAAGTATCTCTGAGATGTATTAACAAAGCTAAGAAATCAGGTAATACCAAACTGATTCGCCGTGCAGTGTACGCTCAAAATATAAAAGCGTATGCAGGTGCTAAGAAGAAACGCCGGGTTTCAATTGGTCGACGCACACGTCCACGTCTCTGTAAGAGACTCAAGAAGCGGTCCTGTCGCTCAAATCCTCAGTGTCGGTGGTCTGGTCGCCGGAAGGGTCAAAAAGTAAAACCTCGGTGTGTTCGCCGTCGCAAGGTCTATGAAGGACCAGCACTTCCACCAAAACGTTATAGCACTTCATTTGGAAGAATTAAAAAGAAGAAAAGCCGGTCAATTCCGAACAATAAGAAACTTGGTCCCAGACTTAAAGGATATTCTGGAAAAGAGCCCAAGCTTTCCGTTTTTGTAAGAATAAATGGAAAAATGTATGAACCGCGTGTTTCAAAATCTACCAAAAAAGGATACCTGAAAGCAACTATCAAAGGAAAAAAGTATCATTTTAAACCAAAGGGTCCTGAAAAATATGTAACACTTACACCAATGAAGGCAACCCGTCGCCGGGCTTCATTTAGAAAGCGCAAATCACCACGCAACAGATCCCAAAAATACATTTACCGCAAGCGAAGCACTCATCCAAAGCGAAAGTCTCCCCGGGTTTCTGCAACATCAGTTTCGGTAGGAACAGTTAAGAAGGGAGTTGATGGAAACCAGTGGAAAGTTAAAACAACAAAAAATGGCGTAAAACGTTGGGTTAAAATATAAAGTGTAAATATAAAGTTCCATGGATCGCGAAACTTTAAAGATTCCAAAGTTGGTGAACCCCGATAATTTTAAAATAACAATAACACCAGAAGTAAAAAAATTTAAGTGGAATTTAAATAAAATTCTTCTTATTTTATTTGTAATATTTTTAATAGTATTTTTGTGTATATCGAAGTACTCAACATTTGAAGAAGAACCGGTTCCATATTCACTGGTTTACGATTTTAAATAAAATAATTTAAAATTTAAATTTCATTTAATTAATCGAATTAAATTCATTTAATTCGTAGAATCTTTGAAAAAAAAGTAAATTAAAAATATATAAATGTCATCTCCCGAAGAAGGCGGTACAAAAATTCGGAGAAATTCCCCACCACCCGAAATGCCGCCACCACCTCCACCTCAGATGCCACCTCCTCCACAAGTCGACCCACGTGAAGATATGATGCAACAGCAAATGCTTCAACAGCAAATGATGCAGCAGCAAATGATGCAGCAGCAACCACAAGGGTATCAGCAACCACCTCAGCAAAATGCAATGGGTCCTACGCGTGGTATACTTAAGAAGAGTACATTTGGTGGAAAGAGTACATTTTCAGGAGCATTTGATTCTCCTACTTTAAAGTATACACTTTTGGTTATTGTTATTTTTATGCTACTTAACAGTAAGTTCATATGGAAACAAATTATGCATTTTCCATTGATGGGTTCTGCTGAGCCAAGTGTTGTAGCACTCATAGTAAACTCTGTTATTGCAGGAATGGCGTTTTATCTTATTTCATCCTTTTTAATTAAAAATTAAATTACATTTAAAGGAATAAAAATAAAAGTTACTAATACCTTAGGGTCAAAATGGAAAAAAGTATTTCTTCTAAAGAATCGCTTTTAAAAACAAAATTACTGGATTTTTATACTGAAAGTAATTTGAAAATACTTCTACCCATAATCTTACAACAAACAAGGCTTTCATTGAGGTCACTTGATTGGTTTGTAACAAATTATTCAAAAAAGTATAATACAAGTTATACTCTTTTGAAAAATGGAGAACCACTGAGTTACTTTCCATTTAAGAGTTACAAATCTCAGCTTAAAGCATATTCAAAGAAGTTTTGTGACCCATTTTGTCGCCGTGAACGTGTTATTTTTGACTACCGTAAAATGGAAATCATCGATTTTAACCCAAATATAAAAATGGACCATAAGGAGTACATCATAACAACTATCGGACAGTTAAATTTTTTCCGATTTGCGATAAGTGACGATATCATTAATTATGCTATAGAACATATAGAAGATATTGAAAATGACATGAATGGGACTCTTAAAGAACGTGAATCTGAAAAATCCCGAGCAAAGTGTAACTTTATGGAAGTTAAAAGTATCAAGCGCAAAGAGCTAAGTGTACCAGGAAATAAAAGCGTCCATATCACACGAATTAGCGCAGTAATTAAATTTGTTTAAAAAAAACATTTGTTTAAACTTAAAATTAAAATAAAAGCGAAATGTAAAGCAATGGAGCGCGGAACTACAATGCTTATCCATGCAACTATTATAGGTGTAGTTCTTTATCTTTTAATGCTCTATGTTCTTAAACAATCAAGTGTTGTTGCAGAAAACAGAAGTATACTGTGTGCTGCAGTTATTTTAATTTATATGATTCTTTTCGGACATGGATTACCAACAAGTATAAATAAAAATCTGTAAACTGAAAATTACTTTAAAAAATGAGTGTAATGAATACTAAGAAAAGGATTTCATTCGACTTATTTATGTCTAAAAATCTGAATCCTTTGAAGAAATGGGTATTTTCCAAAAAGTACTTTATAAAAACAACTGATTCCAAGGAACGCAAGGCAACAGCAACTCATTTTTTGCTGGATGGTGGTACATGGGGTATCGCAAAGGACGATTATCCCGAATTCTTGAATTTACTGGCTATTGACCTTCAAAATGGTGAAAAACATTACATTTGTGAGAACCGTACTCCTGTTTTCAAGTTTATTTGTGATATCGATATGTATGAAACTGAAACGGTAACACTCGAATACATTTCTAAGTTAGTTGAGTTATTAAATGGAATTGTCGAAGAATACTATGGTTCGTTCAAGGTTATTATTTGTGGTGCTGATACTAAAAAGGTTCTTTTAAATGAAACTGAGCTTATTAAATGTGGTTTTCATTTGGTGTGGCCGGATATATGGATAACGGTTGAAACGGCAAAAAAACTTCGTGTGAAATTTATTGAAAAACTAATCAGTACCTTTGGAGAACGTGAAAGCTACAACACTTGGGAAGATGTTGTTGACCTTGCAGTTTATGAAGACAATGGTCTTCGGATGGTTGGGTGTCGCAAGATGGTAATTTGTAAAAGCTGCAAAAACAAAAAAGAATTCCGTGAAACGTGTGAATCGTGTGAAGGAACTGGTAAAAAAGACGAAGGTCGTATTTATACACCTAAAGCTGTTTTGGGTCCTTGTGAACGGACATACTTTACATCAATTTCAAATTTTCATGTGATGCTAAATGAAACAAGTATTTATAATTATCGTGGTGTTTCTGCATCTGAATTACTTAAGGAACTTGATGTTGTTTTGAAAGAAAAGAAGAAGCGTACTGTTTCTAAAAATTCTGGTTCGGAAGATGAAACTACTTTGAAAATTGAATCTTTTATAAAGCGTAATTACAAAGCAACGCATAGCAAAATAAAAATTGTCAAGTTAACAAAGAATGAAAATTGTTATTATGCCGAACCCGATGAAAATTTTTGTATGAACGTAAACCGTAAGCACAATTCTTCTGGTATTTATTTTCAAATTACTCCGACAGGTGTTTGTCAGAGATGCTATTGTAAGAAGGAAACATCTGAAGGTCGGACAAATGGAATGTGTAAGTATTATGCAAGCCAAGAAATCCCAATTACTAAAATACTTCAAACTTTATTGTTTGGTATTGTTTCTAAGACATCAAAAAGGAAGATAGTGAATATGAATATTACTCGGAATGTTAGTAATGCTTCATTGGATTTATCTATCAGTTCAGTTGATAATCACAAAGAATCGGTCTCATTAAACAAAGAAAACTGTTTAAATAATTGCAAGAATATACTTTTTCAGATTGAAAATGAAATATTAAAAAAGTAATTTAAAAATAAAAGGTTATTTAAAACAAATGAGTCGATACGACGTTGAAGCTGCTCTTGACAGGCTTCGTGAACTTGGTGTTGATACAACAAATTTAAATGAAGACTACTATAAAATACCTTTGGAAAACATAGACCTTAGTAAAGTTGAAAGAGAACTTCCGACAAAATCAAAAGTTATTAGTAAACACAATATCATTGTTGATTCAAGACAACGTAATTATACTATTTACCCATTACCAAATGAATACCTTGTTGAACTTATGGAACCCCATCGTAATGTTGAACGTATTGAACTTATTGCAGCTATGATGCCTAAAACAGAATACAATATCAATTCGGAAAATAATCTTTTATTAGTAAGTGTTAATGGTGGTGCATTTGTAGCACTTACACTTACACCAGGACAGTATCTTATAGGTTCGAATGTAACTGGAAGTATTAATTACGTATCAGATGGAACTTCGGATCCTGTATTTGGATTAATTGCAGAACTTCAACGAGTCCTACGGACACTTTCTATTACATTTGATGTTTTTTTGGCAACCTTGCCTCCACCAAATGGTACTGGTAACAATGCATCTGTTCTTAATAGAATAGTTATTACAAATTCAGCAGTTCCATTTAGTATAGATTTTACTAATACATATTATAATTCAGGAAGTCCATTTCGAGTTATGGGTTTTAATAAAGAAGTTTACAGTTCGGGAACAAATGTTGTTATTTATGGAACAACGGACGGCGGAACATGTACTCCTGCAAATCTTCAAGCAGGTACAACACATACAGTTACAATAAATGCTCTTGCTGGGTCTTATGACTACAACTTAAAAGACGATCCGAAGTATATTATTATGCAACTTGAGTTTGGAAATAAATCGGCTGACCGAGTTGAAAGTTCAGATATTGCAACAAATCAAAAATTTGCTGTTATTATTTATGATGCAAATGATCCTGATAATATACAGACTTATAATTCAACAACAAATTCAACAAACCCAGTTCAAATTGCTATATCAAGACCACCTGGTAATTTAAAGGCTCTAAAGGGCTCAGATTTTGATAAAAAGGTTTTAAATTTTGAGCCACCTATAACTTTAGAGAATTTTAAAATTTCTTTTTATAAATATGACAATACATTTTATGATTTCCATAATCGCGAACATCTTTTAACATTTGAATTGGATGTTGCTGACTATGACCCTAAATACCGTTATTAAAAATTAACGGTTACTAAGTTCAGCGAAGCTCAACTACTTTAAACGGTTAAAGTTCCTTTTTTACTTTTTTACAAAAAAAAATTTACTTAACAAAATCAGCGTTTATAATTTAAAATAAAAGATGAACGTCGATTTTTGTAACGGAAAAGCGTACTTGGTTGATTCCAAAGAACTTAAAGAAAAAATATTTATTGAATGCGAATCGTTATTTGGAACAAGTTTAAAACGGGACAACTTCCCAGGTCCTCAGCCTGTTGCATTTGAACGCAAAGACTTTCCATTGAAAGAAGAATATATGGTTTGTGAAAAATCTGATGGTGAACGTGCTATTTTGTTGTTATTGCATATAAATGATAAACCGATGTGTTTTATGATAAATCGTAAGAATGAATTTTATTTTATGGATTTTTCTTTTAAGAAAGAAGTATTTGAGGGGAGTATTTTTGATGGTGAAATTATAAAAACAAAAGCAGGAACTTGGAAGAGTTCGTCAGAGACCAACGTAATTCCTTCTAATGAAGGAACTTGGAACTATCTTATCCATGATTGTATGGCGTACAATGGAACGAGTTTTCTTGAATTGAGTCATCGTTTGAGATATGCTTGTATAATTGATTTTATTGTGAAAAGATATGTTAACAAAGAGACAGATTGTTTGAATATCAAGACAAAATTATTTTATAAATATGGTAATGAAATTGCTAAAACATGGGAGCACATTAAGAAAACAACTGAAAATGAAATTGATGGAATGATATTTACACCTGTTGATAAGCCTATTATTTTTGGTAGGGATAATTCTTTATTTAAATGGAAAGAAAATAATACCATAGATTTTTTGGTAAAGGTTGTTTCGAAGAAAATGAATTTATATTATTACAAAAAGGCGTTGGCTATTTACAAAAGTTTTAAATCTGACAATATTAATTACAACAGTGTTATTGATTTTGTTCCTGAATCCGTTGACCTTACAAAGGGAGTTATTATAGAGTTTAAAATTTCCAAAGAACTTGAAACTTTTACACCGTATAAAATAAGAACCGATAAATCTCACCCAAATGGAGAAATTACCCTTAAAAATACTTTAAAGAACATTGAAGAATCACTTGATGTAAGTGATTTATTTTAATTTACACCCGGCGGCGAGTGGACCGGCGCCGACGAGCACCGATGGCAGACCGGCGCCGACGAGCACCGATGGCAGACCGGCGTCGACGACCGATTTCAGAGACACGTTTCTTGGAACCGACATACATACACCGCTTCTTCTTGTAAGCCTTGCGCTTACGACCACCTGCAGCTACGGACCGGCGCCGACGACCAAATGCAGCAACTGACCGGCGCTTGGATGACCGGGGCTTTGTGGACCGGCGCCGACGACGGCCGTATCCAGAGCTGGAGTAGCTTGGGAGAACTGCTTTCATTTCGTTGGCTGCGGCGGCTGTGTTCACGCTGGTGCAGGGGGAGGGGAAGAGACCGGTGCTGTTGAATCCAAGAACACCTCCCTGTCCGTTGGGGCAGAATTCGTATCCCATGGATTGATTGAGGGGAGGGTTACCGCCGTTTCCGAACCGGGACCGACGAGCACCGGCACAGTGGCGCTTGTAGAATGACCGGAATGCCTTCATGGCAGCCTTCTTGCTAACTCGGGCAGTCCGGCGACGCTTGCCGAAAGCAGGTACTCCCATCATTGGTGATCCCATCTTTGGCATGGCACCGAAGGATGACCGGCGGCGACGACCGAAAGACATTTCGTCTTCACCGAATGCATCCCGGCGACGACGGTGAGTCTTGGCAACCCGGCGCTTGTGGGTCTTCTTGTGGTGCTTCATTGATTTCTTGTGTGCCTTGATGAGCTTCTTGCGAAGGGCCTTGGCCTTGCGGAGGCAGAGCTTCTTGAGGGCAGCGACTTTCTTGTAAACCCGCTTGCCTCCAACTTTCTTGGTTGCCTTAACGCGGTACTTTCTGCACATGCGAAGAAGCTTGGCAGGTGGCTTGCGGTTGGCTTTAGAGCGTTTCTTAGATGCGCGACGTTTGGTGGTTCGGCGTTTTTTACCGAAGCTAAATCCGAGGAGGCCCATTTTATATTCTACCCCTAGAAATTATTTTTAGAATAAATTAAATTAAATTAAAAGTTAAAATTCTTGAATTTCATAAAAATGGAATTTGCTAATAAAAGAATTCAAATTCCAACGAATGAGTACTTTCGTTAAATTTTCTTTATTTTTTACATTTTCCGTTAACTCATTTTCTTTATCGACTTTAAATAATTCACGCGCAATTTGATAATTAAACGCCTCGGGTAAACTAACCTTAGTATTTTCTATATATTTTTCTATTGAATTGTACTTTTTGATTGCATTTAATGCAGTAACAGGTCCTACCTTAGGAATCGTACATGTATAATCACATCCACAAAGTATACAAAGGTCTACAAATGCTTCATGGGTTAATTCAAGACCCTCAAGTACTTTGTCAAGATAACAAACAAAATAATCGTTTTTCTTATTAAAAATAACATTTGTGCCTCCAAATGTCAAACAATCGGTATCTTCTGTAAGAATATAATCTGAGTACCCATTCTTTTGTAAAAATACGCATCCCTTTTCAGCTTCTGTTTCAGAAATCAAAAAAGGGATTCCTAAACTTTTTAATAATTCCATAACGTCCAGAGAATGTTGGCGCGTTACTTTTTTCACATTTTTTTCAAGTGCGTTGATTTTTTTATGGATTTCCTTTGCTTTTTTAATTTCGGATTCTTCCGTTTCGTTATCGGAATCAATAAAAGCTTCCTCAAAAATTGTAACCGATTTAACAGATTCCTTTAAGGTTTCAATTTGTTCTTTGAGTTTTATATTTTGTTCCTTACGTTTATTCAATATTTCGCGTTTTGCTTCTGGAGGCTTACCGTCAAAAACAAATATCATTTTTATGTTGTGGTCTTGCAATTCAATTATTTTATGTAAAAATCCGAGTATATGAAAATTATCTGCATTATAAACAAAACTATACTTATAAAGCAAAATACTCGAATCTATACATACTGTTTTACCAGATATTTCATTTAACTTAAGTTCCTTAATAGCATCGGGAACATGCTTTTTAATAAGAGATTTTATACCTTTGATTCCCATCTACGCAAGTTTCCCCTTTCTTTTATAACGCTTAAATTTTTAAATTAATTTTCATCTAAAAACGGTACGTATTTTGATGGTTCGGGTTCTGATTCAGATTCTTCAATAAACATAAACGTTTCTTTCTTTTCCGTTGGTGTATTTCCATAAAAAGACCCGATGTCTAATGTTAATCCCGTATCTTCTATCTTTTTACGAGGTGGCTTGTACTTCGGGTGTTTCTGAATACCCTGTTCGCGATAAACTAGTACATTGTCCCAAAATTCTTTCATTTTTGGAAGTTCCTTAGAAAACCATTCGCGATCGCGATGAACCTCTACAACATTCATAACAAAATCGTTGTCACTGTTACCTGGAATAAACTCAATAAAGTGTGCGAGTTCGAGGTCACAAATTTCAAGATTCAAAAGAACTTGGGAAAGGTAATGGTGGGGAACCTCTCCCATAACTATTTTACGCTTTAACGGGCACTTCACTTCCAAAAGTATACCATCCGTTGTAATTCCATCTGGAGAACCACCTAACCAACTGTGGTCCCTATGAATTAAAAGTCCAAATGATAGTACCTCCTTGTTGTATCGTTCAGAGTACCGTTCAACCGCGATGTCTTCGTAATGGTTTCCCCACCGAGTTGCTTGATTTCCTATAAACGGCTTGGGATTGGCATTACATTTATCAACTAACAAAGCCCAAGGTGTTTTATAATTGTTTTCACCAAGCACTGTTGGTATATCACTTGCTGTAATTGCGTTTTCACGTTGACGATACCATTCAGGAGTACGTTGTTCGTATTGGGGAATAGCCAATAGCTCTTGAACTCGTGGGTGAATCATTTTTTTAATTTAAGTTCCTTTTCTTTAAACTCTTTTAAGGTAATTTATGTCTGAATTTACTTTCTTTAAAGCAATTCGAACGCGGTTTTTTCTTTTTCCAAAATCCATATTTGACGGTGCACTGTAATAACCTTTATTTCTAACGGTGAGCGGGCTTACAAATTCATTTCCTTTGAATTTTGGTGGAATTGAACTTAATCCAAATTCACCAGTGAGATGGTGGCTTTCTTCATCAAGAGTTTTGTTTATCTCAGCGAGCATTGGAGGTGTTAACCCCCATGGGCTTGCTATTCCAGATGCCATTAAAGCTTCTTATAAATACAATTATTTTTTTTAATTTAATAAAAGTAATTATAAATGGAAAATAAAAATTTAGTTTTTTTAATATGTCTTTTTGTTCTGATTTATGTGTTGTATGTAATAAATAAGAAAGTTGCGTTGATAGTTTTTATATTTGGATTTACAATCTTTATTATAAAACAATTACCCATTGAACTTGATAAATGGTTACACACTAAATTAATAAATTTACCGGAATATCTGAAATGCGCTCTTGATATTAACTGTGGTCACACAGGATGTGGGGAACATTTAAATGATACATTTGAAGCTCAGAAAAATGCAGATGTTGACTTTTATACAGTCGGACATGTGATATTCTGGGTTTTACTTGCAAAAGTAGAACCAAGATTAACACTTATTCATGTTTTATTAATAAGTTTGTTATGGGAACTTATTGAAATATATGCTGGATGTCAGGGATTTAAAATGCATGGACGTCTTACAGATATATTTTTTAATGTTTTGGGATTTTGTATCGGTAAAAGTATTTAATTGTCTTCATGGATTTTTGGTGCCAGACAGAATTGAAGTTTACCCAAATTGGCAACGTTGTATTCAATTACCAGTGGATATTCCTTCTTGAGGAAAATCTCGACGGTACTGCAAAGATTAGTACTCTTGGTAAATGAATTCAGATACTTCAGGTCAAACTTCTCACTTACATTTTGGTTCTTTTTGGAAAAAATTAAACCATTCTGTGCTTCCCCGATAATTATCTTTTGAGATGCAAAGTCTCCATTTGATTCAAGAATAAATTTAGATTCCGTACTACTAATAGTTACCTGATTACTAATAACCGAAAGGTCTCTACAATACTTCTGAAGGTCAACCGATGGCATGGATATAACAGAATCGTATTGAATATCTGGAATATCAAGTTTTTCTTCTGAAATATCGAGCATTTTCAGAAAAGATTCCATGACTGTATTTTTTTCTTTATTTTCAATGCGAATACCGAGTTCATTCATTGCATTTTTACGAATGAAAAGTGTAAGTACATCGTTGTTACTCACTGTCTTTAGAATCTTGAAAAAATAAATCATGTTAATTCCACACATGTTCTTTGAAGAACAATGATATTCTTCAAAATTGTCTTTTACCAGTCGGACATATACCAGGGCAACCCTGGCATTATCCATTGTCATGATTTTAAGCCCATTGTTATCGAAATATAAATTAATGTCAGTGAGAACTTCTTTGAGTGATTCAACAAGAATCTTAATACTCTGCGATTGGACGGTTTTGATATAAAGAAGATAATCGTCCATATTAAAAACGAAGTTGGTCTTTTAATTTTTATTTTTTTAAATGGTTTCGGATAAAGAATATGTATTAATAATTTTACTATTAACTATTTGTAAATTTACATTAACATTGTCAATTTTATCGTAATTTAATAATAGCATTTCAGTTGTTAATGGTTGTCTGTTATTAAGATATTTCTTTAAATACTTCGTTATGTATTCTGTTTTATTATTGTAATTAAATGTCGCACAAATAATTGAAGAATATTTATTCATTAATTCGGTTTGTTGTATTTTTAAATCAAATGTATCTATAAATGAGTCTTTATTGTATACATTTATGTATTCAGTTTCGTTAATATTGTAATGAATATAAATAAACATTTCCGAAAAACTTCGAAACAATTCAATGTCAAGCCCGGTCGTATTTAAAAATTCCCCGTAATTTATAAGTTCTTCTTTTAAAAATGGTTCTACTTCAATTTTGATAATTTTTTTGTGTTCGAAGTATTCCCACATTGGCTGGGTTCGATGTTTTGTGTTTAATTCAGGAAACCATTCGTTAAATTCCGATTCATTTGTTATTTTACAAATGATGTAAATTTTTGAAATTAAAGATTTGTTTTTAAGAATTGGTTGTGGTTTTTTATGGATTTCATGGTATAAATTTAAAGCATTTACAAAACCACCCTTTAGAAACCCAAGAACATGTTCTTTTAAAAGAATACCCGATAAAAATCCACAAATGATTCCCTTCATTGTTAAAAATTTAACTTTCTTTTTTTTAAATTATATTAAAGAAATTATTAATTTTAATTTAAATATGGAAACATTAAAGAAAAAAAGAGGACGTAAACCTAAAAATTTTACAATCGAAGAAGTTCCCGTCCAAACCGAAAAAAAGAAGCGTGGACGTAAGAAGAAATATGAAATTGAGAATTTTGAGAGAATATTAAACAGAAATGAAGATAACAATTTCGACCATCATGTCATTTATTCAGATGATGAAACACTCCCTTCAGTTGAAGAAAGTTGTGTTAAAAAGATTTCATTTGGAAATCTAGATATCACTGTTTCTAAAAAAGCAGAAACAGAAAATGTAAATGATTTTAAATTTAAAACTCGAACAAATTTCCAATCTTCAATTGATAAAGACGAATATTCATCGGATGAAGAAAAAGAAGTACCAGTAGAAACTTTTATCAAAATGGATGAAAAAGTTTATACCGAAACAAAAAAATATGCACCAAAAATTGTTTCAGACTGTAAAATTGAAAATTCTCTGAAAAAAATTAAAATCGTAAGAACAACAAAAGAACAAATAAAAGAACCTTCCGAGTGGCCTGAAAAATGTGATGTTTGTTGTTGGTGGTGTTGTCATAAATTTGATTGTAGTCCATGCACTCTTCCTGTAAAATATGACTCTCTCAGAAAAAGATTCTCATTTGTTGGACTGTTTTGCTCGTGGAATTGCGTTAAAGCGTACAACTTTGACAAAACAGACCATAGAATGTTAGAACGTTCAATGTTAATTACATTATTGATTCAGCAAATGTATGGAGTTACCAAATCAATATGTATTAAACAAGCACCTCCACGACAAACACTTAAAATGTTTGGTGGATATCTTGATATAAATGAATTTAGATACCCAACTGATGTCGATGAGTACCATATTAATCTTTTGCGATTTAATTATATTTATCCAGAAGTAACTGAAGTTACAAATGTAAAAGTAAAACCAGAAAAGAAAAATTTACGACTTTCTAGACCAACATTCATTTAAAATAAAAGGTTAGTGATAAAAAAATTATCATACAAATAAGAAAGAACATAACATAATTCTTTACATCGGAACAAACTGTACTCTGGTACTGATTTCCAAAATTGCTGCGATTTCCGCCAAAATAACTCACGTTATTGGGTGAATTGCTGTAATTTGAATTAACATTTGCGTTGGAATTAACATTCACCGGGGTATACACTACTTCTTTAAGTAGCCATTCAGGATGATTAATAAGAGCATAATTTCGAACAATGTCATCAAATTTTGGATGACCTATTACTTTCATTAAGTTATAATCAATGTCATCTTGTGCTGTATTTGGTCTAAAAATGGCAGTTTGTTTGTCCGGATACCCTATACGTGCGTAGCTTTGTTGATTTGGTGTTGTATCGGGTGGTGGGGGTTCTGAATTTGTTTGTTTGGGTTTTTTAGAATCCATGTTATTTGATTCTAAAATTAATTTCGTTAAGTGTGCTATTTCTTCTTTCGTATCTTTTATTTGTTTAGAACCCAAATTAAATGCATTTTCAACCGGGGAAAAATTAAGTCGACTCATTTTTACACTTTGCTTTTACAGTTATTTTATTTTTATCTAATATTTAATTCAAATCCACCTCCGCCCTTTCCCTTCTTACCAGTTGCCTTAATTGTCTTTACCGTACTCCCAAGTGATACCGTTGAAACATCACTAGCGCTTTCGCTTGATGCAATCGAAAAACGGTCATCATCGTTTATTGGATTTTCCTCGTAATAAGCTCCACTTTGTGGACTATTGTAAGCTCCACTTTGTGGACTATTGTAATTTTGTGGAGTATTGTAACCTTGCTGTGGCATTGGTGTCTTCATTGAAAATGCGTTGGGCGGGGGCATTGGCGGCTGCGGGTAATTCGATGCCAGTGGCGTTCCATTAAATAAATTCTGGTCTAAATTTGGTCCTCTCATTTCTTTGCGAACTCCTCGCGTTTCCATGGGCGGTGGCATTTTGGGTGGTCCTTGGTTCATTGGCTGTTGCATACCTTGGGGACCCATCTTATTCATATCTTTCATTCCTTGACTGAGTGCACCCATCATGCCAGCCATAAAGTTCGGGTTATTTTGTCCTACCAGATTACTCATCGTTGGACCCTTAAGTAAACTATTTGTAAGGTGAAACATGAAAGCACTTCCTCCTAACATTAACAGTAGTTCTATTTCCGGAGCAACTTCTGCCTTGGAACTGTACTTTTCATGGAGTTTTTCAAAAACATTGTCGTAGTCGTCAACAGATTCCATAACATTTTCGGACCATCCTTCGAGTTTTATATTAAAGGGGTCAAACTTCTTATTTAAAAACTCAATACCAGTTACACAGGCCATCAGACAACGGCGGGCAAATTTAATACCGGCTTGGGATTCTATAAATTTCTTAACTTTTTCATATTCAAACATCATTTCTTCATAATTTGAAGTCATGTTAAACTTTTTGGTAAATTCGAATCCTTTCTTTTCCAGTGCAGCTATCTTTATAAGAAGGTCCTGCTTCATTTTTTGCTTGTCTTCGAATGAATTTGTTTGTTGGCGAGGCTCTCCTTCATATGCTTCTGAACCTTCAGAATAACTTCCTGCTTCAGAAGAATCTTCGGTGTATTCCGATTCATCATCATAATCATTATTTTGTTGTTGAGAAATCTTTTTGGGATTTGAAAACATTGAGTAGTCATGGCGGGGAGGTTGTCTCTGTGAAATACTTTCCTTTTTCCTAAGTACTTTTTTGGTTTTCTTTTTACGTGGAATACTTTCTTCGGAACTTGAACTGTAACTGCTTTCGGAAGAAGTGTAGTCACTCTCTTCTTTTCGAATAACTTTAATATTATTTATTGGTTTTACGCTTTTTACGTCAACTACTTGGTTTGTGGAATCACCTTGACTTACTTTAATGAATTGGCTCATTTATACTTTATTTATAGATTCTTTAAACTTATTTAACGCAAATTTAATTTCATTTAAAGTTAAAGTTATTTTAAGTTCAAATGTATTCTCGGTGGAATAATAATAGTTATACATGGAATTACAAAAAAGTAAATAAAAACCAAACAAGGTATTCTGCAGGAATACTTCCATACACATTCGACCAAGAGGGAAAATGCCTTTTCTTATTGGGAAAAGATAATGATAACGATTGGTCCGATTTTGGAGGACGCTGTGAATTTAAAGACCGTTGTGACCCTATAAATACGGCAACACGGGAATTCTATGAAGAAACTCTTGGAGCCGTTCTTACCATTGAAGAATGTATCAATAAACTGGGAAGCTCACCTACAAAAATTATTTCAAAAACTCTTAATGGAAGTCCATACTACATGTACCTTGTTTTTATTGATAATTTAAATTATTCTGAAACATTCAATAAAACATCCCAATTTCTACGATACCAGTTTGACAAACAGGAAATGAATAAACTTATTGAAAAAAATACAATCCGGTGGGTAAGTATGGATACTCTTCTGGTTTGTATTGAAAACGAACAACGAAATGCACCGATTTCACTTCGTGGTGTGTTTTATACGACTTTGGTTAATTGCAAAGACCAACTTCAATTAATTGTAACATAATGGTAATTCAGATATTTCTTCAAATTTAATTTTGGCAATAACGTTTCCATGGATTCGCCAATTTCCATAGGAAATTCTAATTCATCGATACTTCTATATTGTTTATTCATAATTTCCATTACCGAACAATTTTTTACTTGGGAATCAAGGTATTCTTTCAGTTTCTTTTTTATACTCGCTTTCGTTTCTTTTGGTGGCTTAACACTTTGTTTGGAACCTCGCGATGGAGCAGATTTAAACATAAGATACGTTAGCGCTTGAAGATAACAATCGGAAAGGTCATCTTTCTTTTTGTGATTTTCAAAAAATGTCATTTGCGATGATTCGGAATATTCTTCCAATTTGGTTCGGGCTATGGCGACTCCCATCTTTTTCGTTTGGGCGTATTTTCCCTTAACTATCTTTCCATTCTTTGAACTGATATCCAATTCCGGTCCATCGTAACACTTGAGTTTGTGTTTGGGACTGAAAAACTCAACTGAACGGATTTTATCGACTGGCTTGTCAACAACTCCACGAATGTAAAAATAGGTCTGCAGACACCCTGCAATAATACGCATCTTAGGATTAAATGATGGTTGCTTTTCTATAAGAACTATATCTACATCACAAAGGTGTTTACGTTGATCCAATTGGTTTATCAGAGTAAGGTACAGTTCGGCAATACCGGAAGTGGCAATATGGGCGCTAAAAGTATTTCCTTTTTTGGTGAGTTCGATGATTTCCCAGTGAAGAATCTTTGGAAATTCTTCGTTACCGTTTTTTTCAATAATACAATAGGCCAAGTTAACAATACCCACATCAAATGATAGAATCTTCATAATGACTTTAACGTTAAAATATATTTTACTTTAAATCAAATTTATTTGCTAAAATTTCCAACAATTTGTTTCATTTGTTTCTGCTTTTTGTCCTTTTCACGAAGAATCTTTTCGACCTGTTCGTCCAGTTTGTCCTCGATTGTTAATTCCGTTGTCGTTTTCTTGGGATTTGCCAAAAATGAAAAGCGGTCATCAACCTTTTTGGCTTTGCGCGTAATGTTTTTAAGCTTGCGCTCTTCCTGAGAAATTATAAATGCATCGGTTTTGACCTTTTGTTCGACCAATTTTTCATTCCAACAAATCTGTATTTGACCGTTCGAATAAGCACTAACGATATAGCCTTCCTCGTCGAGTATTTTAAAAATATCTTTTATGACATTATCGAAATCATAGACAGGAAGGTCATTGACTATCGGAGGAACAATGTATACGCATTGTTCTTTTCGAAGTCCAGCGTAATATTTGATTTTTTTATGAATGTTTTCAACAATTTTTTTAACGGATTCTTTTGTACGCTGCTTGCGTTCTTTTCCAATTTGCAAAACTTCCTGGACGTTCATTTGTTTTTCTTTTTATTTAAATAAAAAAATAATAACGTAATACAAATGGGATTATTAAACCGTCTAAAACAAGTAATTAGCGACATTGCATTTCTTCAAAACCAAAGTTATTTTTCATTTGGTTCAAAACATAAGAAGTATTCACAGCCAGAACCAGCCATAGATACTGAAATTACTCATACTCTTTGTGGAGTACCCGTACATATTTATTATTACGCTTCTAAAAATGCACTTGTCTACACACCTGGAAAAGTACATACTATTTATTCAAATAACTATGAAGGACCCTATCACCCTATGTGTAAAATAGATTTACCGCGCTATGTCGATTACATTATAAACGAAGGAGGTGTTAAATACAACGGAAACCGTGTTATATTTTCAACCACTGACCTTGAAAACAACAATCCAGAAGAATACAATGACGATATGTTAGATGCTATTGTACTTGCTTGTTTTTATTCATTAATACAACGGTTACATTCTTATATGTACCGAATAGAAGACATGGGTAAAACAATAGATTACGGACATAATGTTGCTCCTATTTATACATATAAAACAATAGCAAATGTTTTGAAAATGTTTCGAGACATCGATATGAAAAAATGTGTTGAAAAATTACTTTATACATTTAAACCATTTACAATTACCCAATTAATGGTTTTGTTTGAGGAAATAAAGTTTTTTAGTTATGAAATCGAACATGATTCCCCGGTTGCAGCAGAACGATTAGAATTTATAACGGATATGTACCATACGCTTATGGAACAAATGGAATTTAATAAACCACGTATTGTATTTAAAGAGGAAAATCCTATTGTAAAACCTCGAAGGTTGTTTTAAAGTCATTTAATTGTAACTTTTTGTAGTAGACGTAACGATAAAAATAATGCATTAAAATAATCTGGTTCACTATAAGTTGGTAAACTAAATTACAAATTTGAAAAATCGGTAACATTTTAAAAGGAATTGTTATTTTATTTTTTAAATTTTAACGTTAACCATACGACCACTTGAGTCTTTATGGAAAAGTCTAGGGTCATATCGAGAATCATCTATACGAATATTTGGTAATTTAATACAATACCCAGAATAATCACCCAAAACATCGACGTCATTATCTCCTACAGACATAATAGTATAAATCCCGTTTTTGAAAAGTTTTTCCTTTACTTTGGACTTAAAGTAATCGTTGTTATCCTTAGGATTTTGTCGCAAATAAATAAAATCATAAAAACCTGCATTTCTTGATGAAATTTCTGTATTTGATGGATATATTCCAAGTTCCATAAGTTCATTTATAGTTTCTGATTTAAATCGGCTATCTCGTGCTGTTATTATCAATACCTGTATTCCAAGTTTATTGCATTCCTTTAATAATTTTATTATTGGTTTTATGGGTTTTCCGGTTTCTGAAAAAAGAAGTGTATCATCGATATCAAACATAACTGCATAATTATCTTCAAGTGGTATGTTATTTAAAAAGTTTATACCAAGGTCATATGCAACTTGATATACATTTTTACGTCTTGACATAAAACAAAAAACAATTAAAATTATTATTATAATGAATTCAATCATTTAAAATTAAAAATCATTTTAATTTAATTAAAAAAGATATTTATTCGCTTTCAGGGTCATCCGATTGGGGAGCTCTGTATATTTCCAATTTAAAAGCTTTCTTTTCAGGTTTGACTGAATAATTACAAAGCCTAGGTCGAGTCAATGCACTCATTGGTTTGTTTATATGAACTTCTTTAATCTTTGTCATCCAGTTCATGGAATTGTTTACTCCACGAACCAGATTATTTATAATCTTGTTGTGATTAAGAATACAGCTCCATGTTTTTTCCGAACACCACAACGTCAATGGCAAATTATCATTGTAACAACCCAAAATACGAAGCGATTGTAAAAGGTTTTCTCCATGGGCCGACTTTGCAGCATAAAGATACTGATCCGTAAGATGAAGAGAATAATCCGAACTTACAAAACTAATACCACGAGAAGCAAGATACCCAGCTACAATACTAATGTGTGTATGGTCGTGTTCTGGGTCATCTGCTAGAATTTGAAGTACTTCTGAAATACTATAATTTTGAAAATAATGAACCACGTAAACACCTTCATTGTTTACGTGGTATTTATTAATAAGCTGGCCGTAATTGTTAACATCTTTAGGGTCAGCAAAAGGTTTATCACTTCGTTCTTTGCAAACAACGCGGATGCCGTCTCCATTGTATGTAAGAACGGTCATTTGGGGATAAACACCTACGAGATACCTCTGAATACGATAATGATTTTCACGTTCCTTTACAACGGTATGGAGAATCATTCCACGAGGTTTTTCAAGGAAAGCTTCATAAATAGTATCCATGGCTCCCATATCGCAAAGAGGAAAATCATCCTCAGAACGAATTATACAGCTATCAACAAACTTTACATCAAGGGAATCAATACCATGATATCCTCGATTGGGTTTGATTTTTTTAATTTTAGAAAGCGAAGTGTCACCGGAAAAGAGCGCAAAAGGCGTAGCGGTTGCTCCGAGAATGTGATTTGCTTTCTTTTTAATAAAACTAAGCAGATTGTCAATTTGTGTAACGGAATCTTTTGATTTTATGGAGAAATCAACTTCATCGATACAAACGTTATATGGTTTATCAAATTTGGAAATAATTTTTTTCATTTTGCCGAGTTGGGTCTCATTGCAAAGTAGAATAATTATTCCCAAGGATTCCATAAATGTAACTGCAGTTTCAACTGTAAAATTCTTTAACAATTTTACATTTAACCCAAATGCAGTTGTGTCAAAACGGCTTCTGAGTTGGAGTTGGTCTGCAGTTATATTTCGAACAATAAATACAACAGGAACATTGTAGTTATTAACCGATGTATAACAGTAATTTATCTCTTCATTTGTTTTACCAGATTGAACGTGGCCTATCAAAGTCAGGTACCTCGAATCAAAGTAATCCATTTTTTATTAAGCTAAACGAGAATATTTAAGGTGAATTTATTTTTGTAAAAAAATAAAAGTAAGTTATAAGAACCTTTTAATGGTGAGTATAAATTTTGTGATAAATATACTCATTCAGGTACTTTGTATCTTTATATTCCTAACTATCTTTTTCTTTACATATGCTAAAAATGTTGAAGGAGAAGTCGTTCAAAATCAAGTAAATTTTTTACTCAATGACCTTTCAGGTATTCATTTAGGTAGTTTACCTGAGAATGTAAAGGCTATGTTTAAGAATCAACTAAACAATTTAGAAGTAAATACTCTAGAAAATGAAAAAATAGGAATTCAAATTGAAAATTCTAACAGTGCTATTGAATCAATGAGCTATAAAACACTTGCAATAGCTTCTGCTGTTGTTATAGGTATAGTTATTATTAGTTTTATACTTTCCAAAAAGGGTGTAAATTATTTTAGAAACTTCAATTTATCAAAAATTTTCAAAGAATCCCTGGTAATAATTATAGCCGTTGGAATAACTGAATTTATTTTCCTTACTTATCTAGGAAGTAAATATATTTCAATAGACCCTCATTTACTAAAAGCGCACCTTTTAAACAACATTAAAAAATCTTTACCGTAAAAAATAAAATAAAAGTTAAATTAAAAGTACTTTATGGATACTTGTGTAAAGACACCTCATAATTTTATTTTATTTGATAACGTCGTTCTCCATATTCTTATTCTATTTAGCATATTAGCCGGGCTGTTTTATTTTCTTATTGCAAAATTAGAAACTGCAAGCATTAATGGTGAATTTATAAATATTATTGATAAAATAATAGACCCAGATGCCATAAAAGAAATAATAAAAAATCGGGCGAACGCTGATGAACTTAAAAATCTATTGATAAAATATCTTAAGTTAGATAAATCAAATCCATTACAGTTAATTTTACTAAAAGATTTAACAGAATTTGTTAATACTACAACTGATATTGATGTAGACAATCTTAAAGTGATGCTCGATAAATACATAAATGATTATAATGTAAACGCACATTCTCTTCGTGCTGAAACAAATAAAAGAATACAAGAGGAAATATTTATCGTTATAGGATTTTTTATACTTTTAGCAGTTGTAATTTATATCATGTCAAGGTATTCAGCAAAATATTGCGGATTTATGAAACATCTGTCAATTGAACTACTTATTATTTTTGCTTGTGTTGGCGGTATTGAATATTGGTTCTTTACCAATGTTGCAAGTAAATACGTTCCTGTAAAACCAACTGTTATTATGGAAACCTTTAAGCAGACAATGTTAAATAAACTTGGTTAAACGGCGTAAAAGATATTTTATTTAAATATTTTTAATGGTAACATGTAAAGTGATATGATTAAAAATATTGTTTTTTCGGGAGGAGGATTTAAAGCATGGGCTTATATAGGGTCATTGCAGGCAATTAATGAATACAAATATTTATTTAATAACGTAGAACAAATTATTGGTGTATCGGCTGGAGCTGTATTTGGATTATTTTATATACTCGATATAAAATGGCAATTTTTATTAGACTTTTTTATGGGACTCAATTTTAAAGAACTGTTTGATATTGATATCGACAACATTTTTATACAACAATCTTTACTTGCAGGTCTAAAATTTACTGAAATTATTAGAGAAATTATGAACTACTATATAGACCCTGATGTCACATTTAAACAACTTTGGAAATTTTCAAAAATTAAATTTACCACAAGTGCATTAAATATAACTGATTCACAACTTGAATACTTTAATTATGAACTTACTCCTGATATAAAAGTTATTGATGCTATACGAGCAAGTTGCAGTTTACCAATTGTATTACCTCCATATCTTATAAATGGAAAATACTACTATGATGGAGGAATATGTAACAATTGTCCTATAGACCTTGTTGATGAAATAGAAAGCATTGCATTCGACGTAGCCTTTTATCCTGAAAATAATAATAGTTCCATGAAACTCGTTGACCTTTTAAATTGTATGGTTACTATTTCAAATAAATCGAGTAAACAAAAATCTGGTACAGATAATGTTTATAGCATTTTAGATGATTCGTTTAATCACGAATCGGTTAATTTAAATCAATCAAGAGACGATATCTTTAACATTTATATGAACGGGTACATCAATAGTAAAAATATAATGTTTAAAAATCATATTGCACTTCCTGGTTTTTAATTTTATTTTTTAAATAAACGAGCAAGAATTGCTTTATGCTTATCGTGGTCCTTTTTAATCAAATTTTCAACACTATCAGGAAAAATAGTATTTTTTTGGGAACGTTCTCTTTCTATTTGCTTTAATTTAGTAAGATGGGGGTCAAATAATTTTGTATGTGTTTTATTTTTATGTTCGGAAACTTGGATTTTTTTCATCTTTTCGGTACATTCATCCAACGTTGATTTTTTAGTTTCGTTGGGTGGGTCTATAAGTTCAAAATCATCGAAAAGGTCCGCATACTTACGAGCATCTTCAAGTTCACGAAGGTAATACATCTTTTCAATAACTTCGACAGGAGCCTTGAAAGAAACTTTTTCACCGGTTTCTCGGTAATTGTAAAAGTGATAAATGGTATCTAAATTAGAATAACAAATCACATTGATTTTATTTTTCTTTGCCGCATTCATTAAATTTGTTGCGGTAATATCTGTTTCATCGCTAAATATAAATATGTCTTTTACTGTTTTTAAATTTTCAAGATAATCTTTTTTTGTTTTAAGGTCATATGTTAAAACACAGTGATTATATTGACATCCGTAAAGACGTATGATTTGTTGTCCTTTCCCATATGTATGGGCGATAATTGTATTTTTCTTTAACAATCGGATAATATCAACTATTGGAAATAAAACATTCCATGAACTTGAAGAATACATAAAAATTTTCCCGGAAAACTCAACCTTTTCATAAACAGCATCCTCATATTTAGTGCGCGTCATGGTTTATTTTTTAATACTTAAACGTTTGATTTTTTAAGTAAAATAAAATTTGTAAAAAAAATAAAAGTAACTTTAAATGTTTAAATTACAAGGAAAAAAACTTACATACATTTTAATTGCAATTATTTTTATACTTGGACTTTTTATAGTTTTAACATGCTCCTCTAACGTAAGCGGTTTTGCGGCTGCTAGCGAAATTACAAGTGTTAAACCGGGTATAGCAGATGATTCAGTACTTATTTTTTATGCAAGTTGGTGCGGACATTGCAAAAACAGTATGTCTCAATTTAAAGACGCAGTTGCTCGGGGACAAGGAAAAGTAGTTCTAATTGATGTTGATGAAAACAAAGAGATCGCAGACCAATATAATGTAAAAGGATTTCCTACTATTATGAAGGCCGATGGAACTGAGTTCAGAGATTCACGTACAGCAGATGCCATAATTAAATTTATGAATCAAAAATAATTTTTAATAAAAAAATTGCTTAAAGGGGGGTGCATTATATAACCAAGGAAAACAAAAAAAGGTAAAAATGCCACCCAAAAAGACAATCGAACAAACCTATCAAAAGAAAAGCCAACTCGAACATGTTTTACACCGTCCCGGTATGTATATTGGAGACATCGAGCGCATCACCACTGAGCGCTGGGTGCTTTCAGATAAAATAACCCGTAAACAGCTTACGTTTAGTCCCGGTCTTTACAAGATTTTTGACGAAATCTTTACCAATGCGACGGACCATTCGCAGCGTGACCTTACTATGAAAAAAATTGAAGTTACTATTGCCGATGGCGAAATAAGCATCTTTAACGATTCAGCTATCCCCGTTGAAATTCATAAGGAACTCGGTAAGTACGTTCCCGAAATTATCTTTGGTGAGTTCCATACCTCTTCGAATTACGATGATACCGAAGCTCGTACCGTTGGTGGACTCAATGGATATGGCGCAAAGTTGACGAATGCTTTTTCTACTAAGTTTGTTGTTGATATTTGTGATGGTAAATTTAACTTTATTCAAACATGGGAAAACAATATGTCCGTTGTAGGAAAGCCCAAGATTACTGCTTCCAAGAAAAAACCTTATACTCGTATTTCTTTTATTCCCGATTACACTCGATTCAATTGTGTGATGGACCAAGACCTTAGTGATTTACTTAAGACTCGTGTGTACGAAGGCTCTGCTATTACCGATAAGCGTGTTTGTGTTTATTTTAATGGTGACCGTATTCCAGTTAAGACGTTCCAAGACTACATCAAAATGTTTTTGAAGGAGCGCGAGACGTTTGTGTATGAAAAGATGAATGACCGTTGGGAGTTTGCTGTTTGTCTGAATCCCTACGATAAGTTTACCCAGGTTTCCTTTGTGAATGGTATCAGTACTTCCGAAGGTGGTACACACGTTGATATGATTACCAACCAGATTATTTATAAACTCAAGGAACAGCTCGAGAAGAAGCACAAGGACATCAATATTCGTCCGACGTATATCAAGGACAACCTGCTAATTTTTGTTAATTGTTTGATTGAAAATCCTGTATTTTCCAGTCAGACCAAGGAGAACCATGTAACGAAGATTAATAAGTTTGGAAGCAAGTGCGAGCTTAGCGATGAAATTATTAAGAAAATTGAAAAATTGGGTATTACTGCAAATGTCGTCGATATCGCCAAAGCCAAGGAGAACAAGAGCTTATCGAAAACCGATGGAACCAAGAAAATTCGTTTAACCGGTATTCCCAAGTTGGACGATGCGAACAAAGCAGGTGGTTCTGAAGGATACAAGTGCAAACTCATCCTCACAGAGGGAGACAGCGCCAAAGCATCGGCTATAGCTGGTCTTTCGGTGGTTGGTCGTGATTATTATGGAGTCTTTCCTCTTCGCGGTAAGCTTCTGAACGTTCGCGATGCAACGGCGGCGCAACTTTTGAAGAATGAGGAAATTAATTGTTTGAAGAAAATTATGGGTTTGCAGCAAGGCAAGGAATACAACGACCTTAAATCGCTTCGGTATGGCGGTATCATCATCTTTACAGATGCCGATAACGACGGTTCACACATCAAGGGGCTTATCATCAACTGGGTCCATAGTTTTTGGCCGAGTTTGTTGAAAATTGATACTTTTATTTCTTCGATTGTTACTCCGATTGTCAAGGTTACTAAGGGTCCTACGGTAAAAGCATTTTACAACCAGACAGATTTTAACACCTGGAAGGAATCCATAAACACAGTTGGTTGGCAAATTAAGTATTACAAGGGGTTGGGTACATCGACGGCCAAGGAAGCAAAGGAATACTTTACCAACCTTGCAAAGCAAACTGTTGTTTATAATTATACCGATACTTCTGACGATGACCTTGTAAAAGCCTTTAAGAAGGGTTTCGAGGACCAGCGCAAGGAATGGATAAAGGAATCGACAGGTAAAAATTACAACATGGACCACACCGTTTTGAAGCAAAGTATTTCTCAGTTTGTTAACCAAGAACTTATTAATTTCAGCATAGCCGACCTTGAACGTTCAATTCCCAATATGATGGACGGTTTCAAGCCTTCTCAACGCAAGGTACTGTATGCGTGCTTGAAGAAAGGACTTTACAGCGATATGAAGGTAGCTCAGCTCAGTGGGTATATTTCCGAGCATACGAGCTATCATCATGGAGAAGTGAGCCTGCAAGGAACTATTATCAATATGGCGCAGGATTATGTAGGAAGTAACAATATGAATCTGTTGGTTCCATCGGGTCAGTTTGGTACGCGTATTACAGGTGGAAAGGACTCTGCATCGCCTAGGTATATTTTTACTCATCTTCAGGGAGTTGCAAAAACACTTTTTAACGAGCACGACAATATTTTATTGGACTATCTGGATGACGATGGAATGAAAATTGAGCCGAAGTATTATATTCCGATTATTCCTATGATTTTGGTAAATGGTTCTGAGGGGATTGGTACGGGATACAGCACAAACATTCCGTGCTATAACCCGACGGACATTATTGCAAATTTGAAAAAACTTATTGAAAGCGATGGGGAAGCTGAGCTTGTTCCAATGATACCTTGGTATCGTGGTTTTACAGGTACGATTGTTTTGGAAGAAACAGGTCGGTATATTACAACGGGTGTTTGGAAGCGAGTACTCAATAGTATTGAAATATCGGAGCTTCCAATTGGTAAATGGACGCAGAATTACAAAGAATTCTTGGAGTCTTTGGTTGAATCGAATGAAATTTTGGATTATCGCAATGGAAGCGATGATCGCAAAGTATTTTTCAAGGTAATGTTCCAGAAGACGGTTCTGGATGAGCTTGAAACAAAGAATGAAATTGTGAAGAAACTCAAGCTTACAACTTTTATAAATACGACGAATATGCATGTGTTTGATGAGAAATGTACTATCCGCAAAGTACACAGCCCCGAAGAAATAATTGACCGGTTTTATCGGGTGCGTAGGAATCATTTTATAAAGCGCAAGAAGTATCTTATTGATAAATTGAGTACGGATTATAAGTTATTGGAAGCAAAGATTCGGTTTATTAAATTGGTTATTGAAGAAAAGATAATTTTATTTAACAAGAAAAAAGATTTTATTGTTAAACAACTCTTGGCCGTTGAGCCACCGTTGTTAAAAGTAAACGATACATGGGATTATCTTTTGGAAATGAAAATCCATGTTCTTACTGAAGAAAAAATAAAAGACCTTGAAACAAAAATGCGAACAATGAAAAGTGAACTTGAAACGCTCAAATCGACAAGTATTAAACAAATGTGGTCTTCTGAAATAAATTTAATTTAACTAAGATACTTTATATCTGAATTGAGTTTAGCTAATTGGTTTTGTTTACCAAAATACACTTTACTTGGTGTTCCTTTTTCTTCATATAATTTTAAAATAGTTCGTACATTTCTATCATTGTCTCCACCTACTAAATTTATATATTTAACATCATCCAATAGTTTAACAAGTTCTATATAAGTACTATCAATATTTTCAAATTTTATCGGTACAATTTTTTCTTCTTTTGTGGTTTCATCGTACATCCCTATTAAATAACCTGTATCTTCCTTAATAATTAATACAGCTCGTCCATTTGAAGCTGTTGTAATAACAGACCATATATAAATAGGGTCATCTATTTTATATAATTTATTTAACGCGCTTTGAATTATTTTTTTAATTGTTTTTGATGTTTGTGTTTCAGTGGTACTTGGTTCATCACCGGGTTCATGGAGTAAACTTCCACGTTCTTGAACGTCTGCATTTAAAAATGCACGTTCTTTTCGAGTAAAAACACCAAATTTCATTAAACGCAGCTTTAAATAAATTATATATTTATTTTTCACAATTTATTATTGATAAAGTGGTAAATAATAAACGCTGTTTGCAGAACCAACTGGTCCAATTTGTACTTGTAAAAATTTACCAGTAATTGATTTAGATAATGTTTGTTTTACAGCAGTGTCATTTATTGTAACAACGTTAAGTGATTGAGCTGTTCCATTTGAAACAGTTCCATTAAGTGTGAGACCTCCTAACTGACAACTAAGACCAAGAAAGTTTGAGTTAAGAGGTATTTCACTTCCCATGAGGGTCTTTTTAAAAGTCGTTATTTTTTATTTACGAATTTTTACGATAAAAAAAATAAAGATTATTTTAAAGATGGCTTCTCTTTCTGAAGTTTCTCCAGGGTACTACCTCAATTCAAATAATGTACCAACCAATTGTCCTTATTTTGATGCAGCTGCTCCAGGAACTGGGCCGATGGGTCTTGTTAGCGCAAAAGCACAAAGTACTGAATTTGAAAAATGGAACGGTTCATTCAATTACAGTCTGAAATCAAAAAGCGACCTTAATCTTAATCCCCAACCAGAAGGAAATGTTTATGGAGTATTCCCCAAAGCCGAACAAAATCGTGCTGGTATTTATGCTATTGAAACTGACCGTGGAGAACTTTCGGCAACTGCTAACACCCAGGTAAATATAAGCGGACAAAAAACATTCCAAAATCGTCTCCAAGACCCCGTTCGTCCAACAATGAAAGAAACAACCCTTTATACTTACAATGGAACGGTTGCACCTGTCACAAAGGCACAAGCAACGTATACTCAGTTTATTCCACAGTATGCTAAGATTGGAGGAAAAGAGGTACGTGTTGGTGGTTCGTCCAACTTTGGTCTCCGAACGGCAACAGAATATTCTTACTTTGCAACTCCCGGACCAACTCCAATTAACGGCCAAGCAATTCAAAACCCAGATGCCCGTCTTGGTAAGAATACCCAACCAGTTCCAGATTTTAATGTTGATGGCGCTGGTACACTTACAAATGCTCTTCCAGATGGTTCTCGTTATCAGCAATACCGTCTTATCGCCCAACCAACAACAAGTGGGCTTAAATTTAATTACAATGTGGAGACAGACGGAGGCAGTATCCATGATTATTCTCAGCTTCTTGGTAAAGAAGTTGAAGGTATAGAAAATCGATACACTGCAAGTTACCAAATTGCACCCCTTCTTACAAATCCACTGAATGTCATTTGGGACCCTGATAACAAAGGAACTATACCTGCACTTTATGGAAACGACAAACCAACCGATTTTGCTTATGCCAACATGAAAGACCTTCCACCTGACAGATTTTATGGAGGTGGGTATAGCGATGTATGGAGTAATGATACTTCTAAAACAAGTACCAACGCTTATATTCTAGGATTAGAACAAGGTATTCACAATCAACGACTTGAATGGTCGAATGGTGTTAATACCTTACCGGGTATTGTATATACTCCAGAAGATTCTGGAAAAGAGCCAACACCCATGTTGACTTATGGAGGAGACAAATCAGTATTCGACCAGTATCTTAATAATATTTCTCAGAGTTATCCCAACAATACATACACAACTTTGGGAATGCCAACTTCTGGGTACCTTAGTTAAAGTGTTAAAAGGTAAAGTATATCGGAATGAACGGAATTTGATTTTCCTTTTCCAAATGTAAATTTTCTTTTGGAAAACTTTCCATGTTTGAAAAATTTACCCATGTTAAAGGCAGCGCTTTTAAATTTGTGCGTTTTGGCAATATTATTTACCTTGCATCCAGTTTTAGTATTTGAAAATATACGAATAAATGGTTCATGAGTCAGATAAATTTGTTTATCTGAAACATTTGGCATTATGTATTGACCCGATTTAAGATGGGCTTGATTTATATACCGTTCAGTTGGAAAAAAATTAACAAAAAACCATGCATTGGGGTTGCTGTTCCATTCTATATTGCACGGAACGATATTTAATTTTTTAGCAATTGTTTTTAATGTCGAGAGAAGTTTATGGAGAGTAACTTCGTCGGGGTCACTTTCTTCACCAACGTGAGATATTTTACGAAGATTTTCGAGGTCACCGTGAGTTAAAAATGTAGTTGCTGGTGATGTTGTAAAATGGTCGTCTGTTACAGATACAAATCCCATATTGGGAATTCGACTAAATTCAGTTGAACCATTGAGTTTTGTATACTTATTTATATTTTTCTCACTATTAATTCCAGTGTGTCCTGCTTTGGAAATAACTGAGTTTTTTGGTTTTTTATAAACAATCTTTTTTGAGCTAAGTATATTTGGAATATCAAAATGATTTGCATAGTCAATAAAAGAATATGGATTAATGTAAGTTTTTCCATCCAGTAAATTATTAAGTTCATCAACGCATCGAAGGTCGTGGGTTGATTTGAAATATTCTTCAATAAAAAAAACAAGAATACCTCGTTCTGTATCATTAAGAAGTTCTTTTATTTTTTTAATTTTACATGGGCTAACTTGAATGGTATAAAGTCCTTCAACTGTAAAAACGAGGTGTGCTTTATTACCAGCCAATGCAAATTTTAAAGATTCTCTAAAATCTTCTCCACTGGGCCATCCATAACTTGTTTTTCCTTCACGATATGCATTTATCGGATGTGTATGGTAATTAATAACGTTGTTTGGGGTATATACGCTTCCTGTATCACCTTCATTTTTATCAACGTACATCACGTTATCATCGTTATCAACATAAAAAACACCAGATACTTCATTTTTGTTATATAAATTTTTATATGTTTCGTTTATTAAAGGTAACGGAAGGTGCAATTTTAACACACATTTATGGATAGTTTTATTGTAATATCCATGAGAATCTAAATCTGAAAGACTCATTTATCTTAGGTTGTTATTTTAATTCGTAATAATTTTAAATTTAAATTAAAAGTAAAAGATTATGGGTAAAAATCTGAATATTTCCGTTCTTGTAGCTGCACGTGATGAATATATCAGTCAATTAAAATGTATCATTCTTCCTCTTTTAATTCAAGGTTTTAACAGTATTTATAACGATGCTATTAATATTTCCAACAACAAAAATACAATTTATAAATTTCAAGAACTCCTCAAACAAATTCCACAGTGGAATCAAACAATTCTCCAGGAAGAATCCAAACGCATTAAAAAGAAATGCCCGTACATCATGGATATTGTAACGGCTATTTTTGTAACGAATGTAAAAATTCTAGCAAGTGTTCGTTTAAAGGGAAGCAAGGACGATATCCGGGTAAAAATCCCAACAAGCGATATCTTTTTACATGGAATTTATATTGCTGCAGCCGAAAGAATATTCTACGACCCCTTTTTATTTTACCACAAACATGGAAATAAATTTGGAAAAATCCAGGAAAACCGAAATAACGTAAAACAAATAATAAGTTACGCAGTTGATGAAACTATTCGGTACCACCTTCCATTTGATGATATCCTTCAGAAATATCTTGCCGATGCACTCAATGGAACAGCAGACCATTCCGATTCAGAATCTGAAAGTGGTGAAGAATCTGTTTCCGATTCAGACGAAGAAAGTATTGGAAATGATAATCTCCCCTCAGATGAAGACTCTGAACCAGACGAGCCGGAACTTGATGCATCTAAGGTAAAATCATTTAGTTTAAATGAGAAGGGTGGTGCTGTCTTTGGAGGAGAACTCGAAACAAAAGAACCTTTTATGTTTCAAAATGAAAATGATAGTGATTCCGATTCCGATACAGATTCAGAAGTTTTCCATGAACCACCAAAACAAAATTCTTTTATACCACCTGTAGAACACCAGTTCATGAGTAATACTTCACCAAGTTATCCACCACCACCACCACCACCACCACCACAAGTTCCCCAACAACAGAGTTATCCAGTACCACCACAACAACAGAATTACCAAGCACCACCTCAAGTTCCCCAACAACAGAATTACCAAGCACCCCAAGAAAACAAATTCTCGTTTTTTTCTTAAATTTAAAAAATTAATAAATGGTACAAGAAATGTTTGTTTACGTAGCCCCCATTATTGCTTTTTTAATTGTAAGTTTATCCATGTATCTTATTTCAGGAAACAAGGAAAAAAATAAAACAAGTAATATATTTATACGAAACATATTACCAGCTTTTGCTGTAAGTATGGTTGTTTTTGTTATTATGAAATACCGTGACAATTTATTTAACAGTGAGCCAATGATGGCAGGAAATTATTTTGAAAATGTTTAAATAATATTTCCAACTTCGTTGTAGCTTGCAACACCAATACTATTTCCTGACTGGAATCCAGTATTGTACTCGAGTGACCGGCTTCCCTTCATGGAGCTGTATGTTGGGAGACTGAGTTGTTCTGGAAGCTGTGAAGCGTCCTTGTAATAATAGATATACATATTAATCTGTGATACCATTTTTGACACGTATTCCTGGAGTACGTTTGTATTCAATTTTGCTATATCAGATTTTAAATCGGAATTCTTTTTGAGGTTTACAAAACAAATGCTTCCATTTGTGATATTGTATGTCTGAAATACATTTATCATGTAGTAAAAAAAGTCATCCATATTGGGAGGTTGAATGGTAACTCCGTTTTTATCACCTGCAACTCCCGAATCGGCTGTAATTTGTTGGATTTTCTGTACGGCTATGTTTCGAAGATGATTTATATTGTCATCAGAAAAGAAAACCATCATAAGGGGATTGGGTTTATGGTGAAGTGATTCGGCAGCTTTTATAACATAATAATTAAGAACCTGTTTTGGTGTAGGTTCGGCAAGTTTAACTGGATTTGGTTCCGTGTTTGTAACAGCTGGATTTGTAGTAATAAGTTGGTTTTGTGTGACGTTGTATCCACCAGGGCGTGCAGTTTGTAAATCAACATTTGCGTAGTCATCGGACCATGAATATGCTTGTGGAACACCTGATGGATTTTGTTGTGAAAAGAAATAATCGTTCATTTGTTTTACAACTTGTGTATTTTGAGGTCCTTTGATGGAAAGAGGTTGAACGGTTTGTCCTCCTACGTAATTTGGTCCAAATGTTCCAACTGTAGGTGTATTTCTATTTATAACATTTGATGGTAAAAGATTTCCTCCATATGGAATGTTAATTGCATTAAAAGTATTAACAGTACCATAATTTAGCCCCTGTGGAACATTTGGAGTGGGATTACTTAAATAATTACTAACGTTCTTGTAATAATCCATAAATGCTTTTAATTAAAATGGTTATTTTATTTTTAAATTAAAATTAACTTAAAATTAAAAGTTTTAAAAAAGTAATGGCTACTTTTAAATTAGCAAAAAAAGATGCGGTTTCCGATACCCGTACTAATATATTTGACCTCCATGAGAAAAAGCTCGATTACTTTGAAACAGAAAAGAAAAAATTACCAGAATATCTCCACCAATTAAAAAAATTAAAAAAGCAGGTTCCAAAAGATAGCGATGAGAGAAATAAAATATACTTACAGATAACTTTTTTAGAAGAAAAAATAAGTGGTATAACTGACGATAACGATTTAAATAATTACCTCCTGGATTTTTTCGTTACAATAAACAATAATAGCGAAGAACAGCAATTTGAAGAACAGAAAAACAAAGGACAAATGGATTCATTTTGCAATTCAACTGTAAATAATTCTAAATTAGAAACATACAATAATTATATTCGAAAATTTAATCCAGAACTTAAAGAAATAGCTTTGAATAATACCGATAAAATAAAATGTAAAAATTGCAGTTCGGATGATTTTATGTTTGACTACCGTACAAGTTCGGATGTTTGTACTTCTTGTGGTTTGACAAAGGAAACTTTAATAAATGACGATGCATTTACTGTTTTTACTGAAAATGTCGAACAAGTCATTGTTTTTAATTATGACCGTAAAAACCATTTCCAAGAATGTTTGAATCAGCTCCAAGCAAAAGAAAATACAACTATACCACCTAATATTATTCGTGACCTTTCAATTGAATTTAAAAAGTACAATATCACTGACCCCAAAATGTTTACAAATTCCTTAGTTCAGAGTTATCTTAAGAAATTAAAGTACAATAAGTACTACGAACACATACCTACTATAATTAATGAATTTTGTGGACTTAAAGCACCCAAACTTACACCCGAACTGGAACAACAACTCAAAATAATGTTTGATGAAATACAAGTTCCATTTGAAAAGTATTCAAAAGTAGTGTGCCCTCTGAGAAAGAATTTTTTAAATTACAATTACACCTTTTACAAAATGTGCCAACTGCTGGGAAAGGATGAATTCTTGAATTACTTTCCATTGCTTAAAAACAGAGAACGGCTTTACGAACACGATTTGATATGGAAAGGTATTTGTAATGACCTTAAATGGGAATTTATTCCTTCTATCTAGAAAGAATCTTTTATTCCAAGTATCTAAAATTTAATTTAATTTAAAGAAATATCCATTAAAATTTTATTAAAAAATGTCCGACGAACCGAAGAAGCGCCTCGAGCCATGGGACGAGCTTCCCGAACCAGCTCTTGCAAAGGTACGTGCCGTTACCGAAGCAATGCATAAGGCAACTGATAGTATCGATGCCAATCTTGAAACAGACCCAATTAAGGTACCAGGACAAAACTGGGCCTGTGTGTCATTTGTTTCTCCAACAAGCAACCAGAAGTCAAGTGCCATCGGTATGAAGATTCGTGGATGTTTCGATCATCGCGAAGAAGCAGTCGAACATGTGAAGCGCCTTATTCGTCTTGACCCGACATTTGATATCTTTATTTGCGATATGTATAACTGGTGTCTTGTACCACCTGACCCAGAACACATTGCAGACCAAACTTACCAAGATACCACGCTCAACAGTATTATCAGTGAATACAAGAAGAATCAGATTTACGCTAAGGAACACTTTGAGGAGCGTAAGCGCGAGATGATGGAACAGGCTGCCGATGAAGCAAAGCGTGCAGCTCTGCGACGTATCGACGAAGAGTCACAGCGTGAAATGGAACAAGGGCAACCTCCACTTGAACCTCAAGAAGACCGTATCGTCGATGTTACAGAAATTGAAAACAGTTGTCTTGTAAATGATGATTGTGCACCAAGTGATACCGTAACGGCATCCGAAATTATGGAATCTATGGTGAATGGATGTTCCAAGGAATAAATCTTTTTTTTAAAATGTAATTTAAGTTAATATTAATTAGAATTACATTTTAAAGTTTTAACGGCTATTTTGAATCCATATAAAGATGTCAATACCAAACAGCAGGCCGATAATTACGATAATGGCAATGGCAAATCTATAAGATAAAGTGACAAATCCATCTTCAGTGTATCCAACACCTGGCTTGCATTGGTTGTGGGTATTGACAACGACTGATGCAAGTACAAGTGCTGTAATTAGAGTAACCACGTTAAGCTTACCACGGAAATTGGAGTATGTTCCGAGAAGTCCCTGCATTCGTGGACTTTGAAAAATTTGAGAAGACATTTTTAAATAAAATAAATATTTTTATTTCGTTTAAAAAAACAATTAATTAAACTGAAATCAACAAATGAAGTTTAAATTAAAAGAACTAGATTTTAAGCAAATAACTTTTAATAAAACACCGTTAAACAATGGAACAGTTGTTAATTTAAAATACAATGAAAATTCTTTAGAATTTCAAACTCCTAAACTAATAATAGAGTCTCTTATTAAAGAAAACGAACATGAATATCTTAATCTAAAAATAAAAGGAACCGAAGCATGTAAATTTTTTTGTTCTAAGATATTAGAACTTGAATCATTTTTTAGTAATTCTTTAAAAAATCAAATAAAAACTATTTTTAATGAAGACAACTTTATAGTAAAAATACCATTTAAATATTCAAAACCACTCGTAAAAGTTTATAAAAATGATTCACTTTTCAATTACTATCACCTTACAAAAGACCTAGAAATCATTTGTTTACTTGAGTTAGATAAATTATGGATTAATAATTCAAATGAACCTAATTATAATTTAATTGTAAAAGAAATAATGGTAATTTAAAAATAAAAGTTTATTCAAATGAATAAGTTTTTTGTAGTATTTCTTTTATACCTGTTACTTATTCCTGGATGCAATACCTCAACTAGTCTTTTTAATAAATGGGGTTCCTATATTACACGTGGAATTGTATTCACACTTATTTTCTATATTCTTACCCTCTTTAACTTAATTTAAAGAATTTTGCTTTTAAAAATAAAAATGGAAACTAAATTTAAAACGCTTCTTCCAGATATCACCAAACAAATTATAAAGGAAATAATTGAACTGTTAAATTACAATTTTACAAACCACAATGAATCTTTTTACAGTTGGTTTATGACAAATTCAGATTATGATTTTGTTTATATCTATGAAATGGCATTTAAAAGACACTTTCTTGATAACTTTACCGTCGAAACTGAACGTATCCTTAGTTATTATTCACAAAATCTTATTCATGCTGTAAGCAGCTATTATGATATGTACCGAGACCTCACAAGTGTAAATCATTTTATCAACCTTATGGTTAACAAACAATTTCAATACATGGACCATTACCAGTTATTTATGGAATAAAGTTATTTACTAAATAACTTCTTCGTCTATTTTTGCTAATTGTAATATCAAATGAATAACTGTTTTATCGGGTACATTAATTAAATTGTAATGGTCTTCTAATGTATACCCCATACAAATTAATCTCATTGTTTCTTTTTTAATTTTTAAAAAATCTTCAATTTGGGTTTTTAATAAACTAACGGTATGAGAACCAGTTTCCGAAATGGGAAATCCATATTTTGTACCATTTGTAAATTTAACTACAACCGTTTTATTCATTTGTAGTAAAATAAAATAACTGGAAGTGTTATTAATGGATGAATACAAAATAAAATTAGTAAAAATTGATGAATAATGAGATAAATGTTTAAGAATGTTTTGATATAACACCTTTTTTCTATATACGCACATCCATAACTGTTGTCCGGCTGGATAACTAAAAGGTGATATTTTTTCATTTTATTTTAATATTTTAAAACTTTAAATAAAATTTTTAAAACTTATTTAAAGATTTCGATATTAATTAAATTGCCCCGATAGCTCATCTGGTTAGAGCGCCGTGCTTATTTTCGGTCGAAGATACCGTGAAAGGTCAATCTTTCAAAGAGCAAAACGCGGAGGCGGTGGGTTCGAGACCCACTCGGGGCATTCTCTTGATAGTTTAGTTGGTAAGAACATCGGACTGTAATGTTTAATTTCATTATCATGGTAATTAAATTTATCACATCAATCCGAGAACCCCTGTTCGAATCAGGGTCGAGAGATTCCACCCTTTATTGGGTGTAAAAAAATCGTTTACGGTTTCAAACTGACTTAGGTTAGTTTGTTTGAAAAAGTAATTTAAAGGGTTAGGTATTATAAAAGTAAAATGGGTTATATTTATCTTATAACAAATAAACTAGATGGAAAACAGTACATAGGACAAACCATTCGTAAGGATATTAATAAAAGATGGAATGATTATCGTAACTTAGCGAAAAAACAAATTGGGTCATATTTTTATAACGCTCTTAAAAAATATAATCCTATAAATTTTAAATTTCAAATAATATGTATTTGTTTTGATGAAGATTGTAATAAATATGAAGAATATTATATTAAAAACATGAATACACTTGTTCCATATGGATATAATTTGCGTTTAGGTGGTAAAAATGGAAAACAACACCCTGAATCTATTGAAAAAAGAAGAATTGCAAATACTGGTAAAAAAAGGTCAGAAGAACATATTTTTAGAGCAGAAAAAAGTCCAAATTTTGGTAAAATTTTGTCAGAAGAACAAAAAAGAAAAATAAGTAGTTCTTATACAAAAGAACGTAAAAAATTACAAAGTATTATTATGAAAGAAAGATATAAAAATAGTATTTTAATTAAAAGAAATATACAAGGATTACAAAAAGGTCTTGAAAAATTAAGAAAAAAAGTAAATTGTTACAATTTAGATAATGAATTAATTAATTCATATGAAAGTTTATCTGAAGCATCAAGAAAAACTGGTGCTATGCACCAAGCTATATCAAAATGCTGTAGTGGTAAATATAAAAACTATAAATCAGCAGGTGGATTTATTTGGAAATATGCAAATGAAAATTAAAACTTATTTAAAGAATTATTAATAGTATTAATTGTCACTTAGGTGACAAAGGTCCTTGTAATATAATGGTCAGTATAGTCGGCTGTTAACCGATCAATCTTGGTTCGATTCCAAGCAGGGACGTAAACCTTTATTGGTTTTCAGAAAAAGTTTTTACTTTTTTTGAAAATTAACTTTAACTTTTAATTTTCGAAGTTCTTTTTTGACTTCACGGAGCTGTTCGTTTGCTTCTTTTGTAAATTTAGGCTTGTGTGCGCTTTTAAGCAGTTTAATTAACCTTTTAATTTAGTTTGATAAATTCATAACAATAACTTTCGGCATTTACTTTTGAACTTTAACTTTATTTAAAAGAAAAATGTCAGCTTTTGTATGGAGGTCTGTACGGATTGGACGTTTTAATACAATCATAAGTTTGGATGGTATAGACTGGTCTTTCTTTTTTGATATTTTGCGATTTACACATTTTGGTTTATCTGGATATCTATTAAAAACAACAATTTTATTTAACAACGGCGTTACATCAATACCAAGGTCTTGAAACGCACATTCAATATCTTTATATTGTGCCGAATCGATAACGTAACTTTTTGAATAATTAAATTGTTCTTTATAACGCAGTACAAGTTGAATTAATTGCAAAAGGTATTCATTCATGGAATACAGAGAATAATTCGAATCGTATGCATCTTTTTCTATTTTTTCAAAACTTCCTATTTCCTTGATTATGTTTTTTGTATACACTTTTATATCACCAGGCCATTTGTATGTATTATTTGTTTCGAGAATACTCAGGAAACTTTGGTAACTAGTTGATGCTAGAACGTACTTTGTATAACTCGAACAAACGTAAAGTGTTCCGATATTTCCGCATAAACAGCAATCAAATACTATAAGGTCTGCTTTTTGGCCTTTGTTTACTTGGCTTACCAATTCACAAAAATCTTCAACTCGCAAAAGTCGAACTTTCCGCTTGACAAGATACATTCCATCTGAATGTCCGGTATAGACAAATACATTTGTACCTGGGCGATAAGTATACAATTTTATAAGCTCATTCAAATTGTAAATAACAGCTTCACGAACAGAACGATTATCGTTGGTAAATGTATAAACACGGGATATCATTTCTGTATTGTTAAAACGAATATTGGGAACAACGGAATTGCTTCGAAAATCAAGATGGACCAGTTGGACGGTTGTATTTCCAAGTTCAACGTACTTTAAAAAATGGACCAAACGATAAAAATAATCTAGTTCGGGTTTACTACGCGTTATATAAAGGTCATAAATATTCAACACCATTTACTTAAACTTTTATTTTAATTTAAAATGTAATTTAAACATTTAAACGTAAATCTTTATAAAAAGATGGACCAAACAATTTCCCAGTTAGTATTTATTGCAGGTGATATTTATAGTTCACTGGGTCCCGGTTATAATGAAGTTATTTATCACCGTGCATTTGAAGTTGCTTTACGTTTGAGTGGAATTAATTACGAATCCGAAGTAATTACACCGGTATTTTATAAAGGACACAATATCGGACATGGACGAGTCGATATCAAATTGTCTAACATTATTATTGAATTAAAAGCAATTAATACTTTGAATAATGATGCAATTATTCAAACTAAAAATTATATGAATCATTACAATATCCCGACTGGTTTGATAGTTAATTTCGGACAATCAAAAACTGGTTTGGGTATTATTTTAATAAGTAATGGGATACTACATGATTTTGTAAATGGAAACTTTATTCCGCGCAATGAAATTAATGTTTAAGGTAACGAATATCGGCATCGACCTTTGCAAGAATATTCTTTCGCCGTTTTCCAAACCCGGTGTCTCGAGGAGGTGAAGGCGGTGGTGTTGGGTTGTATGCAGCAAACATACCATACCATTTATCAAATACACCGGGTGAACTGTAATGTAATGTAAAAAATTGCATGGGTGTTCCTCCACCACCGGCATAAAGTACGGTTGATGTTTCATTTGGGTTTTCAACTGCTACGGTGTCTAGTTTAGCTGTTTTAAATTTACCATTATCGAGAGCTTCTACCCGAAGGTCTTTTGCTTTAATTGTAACGTGACGGTATGGATTTTGAACTGGATCACGTAAATCTATATCTCCAATATCAAATGAATTATTTTCTAAATCAACAACGTTTCCTCTTATAGTAGGCCTTCCGTCAACCTGAGGGTCGTATGGTCTACCATCAATTTCATCAAAATAATACCAAACTAATTGTTCGGGATGCATGTCTTTTATTATTGAATTTTTATATGCACGAGAGTATCGTTCATTGTATTGTCCTTGGGATGGATTTGGGAATACGAGTGTGAATGGAGCATTTAGTTCTCTTCGTCCTTGGCCTCCTGTATATTTTTGAACTTTTCCTTTTGGTCCAGCTACTTTGGGAGCTCCAAAATAAACGAACTGCATTATATTAAATTGCTTTTATTTTTTTTGCAATAATAATTTTAATTAAAATAGCCAGAATCAGTCCATTTGAAATAATTACTTGTCTTGTTCTATCAATCGGACGCATTTCGGAATAGGCCCACTCATCGCCCTTAACGTAATGCTTAACTAACGAACTAATTTCAGCAATCCATTTACGGTTTTTAGATTCAGCTCCTATTATAGTATTTGCATATTGTGTAAGCCAGCAATTATCATCATTGAGTAGCCATCCAACTTGGTTAATTATGGAAAGGAACATTAAAAATGTTACAAATGGAATTTTACAAGTTAAAAACACACTTAAGATAAGACCAGACATATTTGTTGTAAATGCAAGGTGATGGATATATTGTACGATTCCTATTTTTGTTTCATCTTTTTTGATATCACGGTCTCGAAGAAAATCGGCACCAAAGAAAAATAAACTAAATGGGATAACTATTAGGCTAAACATTTCATAGCTTGATAAATTGGGTAACTCCATTTATTTTATTTGAGTTTAAAGTTTTTAAAAAATAACGAATTAAATTGTAAATGAATTGGTTAAAAAATGGATTTTACATTCCCGTTTTCCATATTTTGAGTTTTAAAAGTTCTTGTTCTTTTCTTTTAAGTACTCTGTGGAATCAATTTTATACAATTAATTATTTCTTTTGGTTTTCAAAACACTACGATTTTGGATTTCCTAAAAAATACAATCAATTAAAACAACTTGTCAACTTTACCTATTCTGGAAATTATGCAATGTACCTTGCCTACTTTTTTCCAACGTTTTTACCAGTTTGTCACAATATTCAATTTATAATTACATTTAGCTATTGGGTTGGTAAGTTTTTTTACAATTGTGCCGATACAGATGAAATTTATCACCCAGAAGTAAGTAATAAATATGTTAAATGGTGGTCCTATGTAGGACACGTGCTTCCATATTATCTTTGTTTAAATGAAATGAAAAAAAGTGTTGTTGTTTTTGATTGGAATTCTTTCTTATTTACGTATCTTTGGTCGTACGCGTGGTTAATAACTATTTACATTCCATGGAGAAGTTTAACGGGGGACCCAGTTTATTCGATGTTAAAAGAACTTCCACCAAGAAAACTTATTGAATACCTCATAACAATACATCTCATAATAGGAAGCTCAAATGTAGTTGGAAAAATGTTGGTTTAAGGAAATAAATCAATTAAAAGAAAAAATGCAATTACTTTTTCTTTTGTTGTGTGTAATCGCAGTTAGTGCTCGGCATATAGTACAAACAGATAAATATGGATGTCTCGCTAATTATAGTTATTGCCAATACCTTGAAAAATGTATTCATGTAAATGAATTGTGTAAATTACCAAAAATTAAATTTGCAAAAATCGAACTTCCAAAAAAAAACAAAGAATACCATTTCAAAGTGAAAGTGTTTCATCTTTTAGTTTAACGTTTAAATTATAAAAAAAAAGTAAATAATAAAATTAAACTCCATGAATCTTCTTGTTACAGGTGGTTGTGGATTTATTGGTTCTAATTTTATTAATTATTTTTCTCAAACCGAAATTATTAAAAAACTTATTAATTTCGATGCACTTTATTATTGCGCGAGTCATGAAAATATCTCCGAAGACGTAAAAAAAGATAAACGATACTATTTTGTAAAAGGAAATCTTTTTTCGAGCGACCTTGTAAACCATGTTCTCAAAGAACACAATATAACACATGTCGTCCATTTTGCAGCTCAGTCACACGTACAGAATTCTTTTGAAGAGAGTTTACAATACACCTATGACAATGTAGTTGGAACACATACACTTCTGGAATGTTGTAGACAATGGGGAAAAATCCAGAAGTTTATCCATGTGAGTACCGACGAAGTGTATGGAGAAACAGGTGAACTTGTTGATGAAAAAAGTATTCTCATTCCAACAAATCCATACGCAGCTACAAAAGCAGCAGCCGAGATGATTGCAATGAGTTATATTAAAAGTTATAATCTTCCAATTATTATTACAAGAGGAAATAATGTGTATGGACCAAATCAGTATCCTGAAAAGCTAATACCTAGATTTATCAAACAACTTAATGCAAACGAACAAGTGACAATTCAAGGAAATGGGTCTGCCAAACGTTCCTTTCTCCATGTTTTGGATACATGTTCGGCATTTGAAAAAATACTTTTAGAAGGAAAGATAGGAGAAATATACAACATTGGTGCGGATAGTGAAGCCGAATACACCGTTATGGAAATTGCTGAAATTCTTGTTAAACTTATGAAAGGTACTGATAATTACCAAAGTTACGTTCGGTTTATCGAAGACCGTCCATTTAATGATGCAAGATACTTTATTTCAAATGAAAAGTTAAAAGCGTTAGGATGGAAAATTAAAATTCCATTTATGGAAGGAATAAAAAAATTGGTAAAGTTAAATGAAGTTTAAATTTTTAATTTTGGTTCTGATTGTAGTATTGGTGATACTTTATCGTACATTAAAGTCTGGTTATGAAAATACAGAATTTTCTGATTTGCTTTATAATCGTTTTAAATATAAATTTGATAAATATCCCGGAAATGAAAAATTATCGGGTGTCGACATGGTCTATGCGATAACAATGCCACAAAGAAAAGACTATATAACTTCGCAAATGAATAATCTTGGTATTACGTTTACATATTTTAATGCAATTACACCACAAGACCTTAAACCAGAAGAGTATGACAATATAAGTTACACAAATAAAGAAGGTTCTCGTATTTATAAAAGATATACACGGTTGCCAGTTTTACTTTCATTTATACTTTGTTTTATTGATGCTGTCAAAAAAGGATATTCCACAATTGTGATATTTGAAGACGATATTTCCATTTTAGTTGATAAAAAACTTTTAAATGAATCTTTATTGGAATTTAAAAATAGTAACATGGATGCATTTTATATGGGATATTGTTTTTTAAATTGCGGACAAAATGTAACAAAATATAAAAATATAGTAAAACTTTCTAATCCAGATATAATATGCGGCCATTCAATGGCAATAAAAACAAAGATATTACCTGGACTAATAAATTATTGTTTTCCAATGACAACTGCATCTGATGAATTATTTCGAGAATACTACATTAAAAATAAAATAAATGTCTGTGTTCCAAAAAATGCTTATTTTATTCAAAATAGAGAATCACTTGGAAGTTTAAATGAAAGTGGCCCTGATCCTGAATTATTTAAAACGTGTAAATTTTAAATAAAGGCGTTATTTAAATGAAAATACTTCTTTTAGTTGTTGCAGTTTTACTATTTTATTTTATAAAAAAAGATAAATTTAATAATACTTTAAAACTATATAACGGCGATGAATGGGTTGATTATCGTTTGGGTGATGTTTTTTATAGTAATTTAAATGGAGATTTTTATAATTCTAATCATCCATTTAATGTACTTTACCACAAAACAAAATATCCAGGTACCATAGCAAATGAATACATCAACAAAAATACATCGGATAAAAATTATGAATTGTTAAAACAAATAATAGAATCCAAAGTATCCGATAAAAATACATACCCAGATACGCTTTTTTTACATATTCGAATTGGAGATGTGATTTGCACTAAAGATGAATGGATGGATAAAGTAAATGGACCTCTTTATTATTCAAAAGTAGGAGATACAGTTTGGTGGGATAATATTTTGGATTATATAAAATCAAATGGTATTAAAAAAGTAGTAATTGTTTCGGGAGCTCATGTAGATAGATGTTTACCGGAATCGTCTGGTTATTTAGAAGACCGTAAACAATTTTTGGAAAAGAACGGTTTAGAAACAAGTTACAGGTTAGCCCAATCTCCAGACCAAGATGTCATTATGTGCTATTATGTAAAACATTTTATTTCAACCGGAGGTGGTTTCGGAAAATTGATAAAAGAAATAAAAATAAAATAAAAGTTAAAAGAAACAATGAAAAAGAAAACAATTATAGCGATTCTAGTAATGGTTATAATTATTTTATTAGTAATTCGTTTTAGACCAAGTTCATTTGGTGGAACATGTAATCGAATCAATATAGATAAAGTGTTTATTTTAACACTTGGTACTGATACAGAACGTTATTTAAATTTTAAAAAATCATACACATGTGATATTCCACTGGAAGTTATTTTAGGTGTTAATACAAAAATACCAGAAAATTCTGAAAAATATAAAGAGTTAGTTGAGCCAGAAAAATTTAATAAAATGTACCTTTATGATAAAAAAATAGAAAAACGCCCAAATCAAACATATTTTAATTCAGGTGCACTCGGATGTTATCTCGGACATTTAGAATTTTATAAACGGTGTTTCTCTCAAAATTTAAAATATGCACTTATTTTGGAAGACAATATTACATTGACAAGTGCTTTTAATGACGAATTAAAAAATCTTAATTTACCTTCTAATTTTGATGTATGTTTTTTACATGCATTTAGATATGTAGGTAAAGAAACAGACCAATGTGGTGACAATCTAATTGATATGAAATGGGTAAATGGTACAAAAGCATATCTTATAAATGTTGAAAATATGAAAAAATATTATCCTTTGTTTTATCCAATAAACAATCACGTTGACCGTGTATATGAAAAATTAGTATCACATGGTTGTAACATGTATTATAAACAATTTAAATCAATAAAAATATCTACATCAGTTAGTACAATTAACCATACAGATATGATTGATGAAGCTACGCAGTTTTTTTATTTAAAAGAATTTAGTAATAATGATATTCGGGTTGTAGAAGATTATATTTACTAAATAAAAATATCTCTTTTATTTAAATGAATAAATTTTTTATTTTAGTTGTAGCTGCTTTACTATTTTATTTTATAAAAAAAGATAAATTCAAACCTACTAAAGTCTTTGATAAAGTATTAAAATTATATAATGGTGACGAATGGGCTGATTATCGTTTGGGAGATATATTTTACCAACCTATAAATAGTAAATATTATGATATGAATTATGAGGAAAATATACTTTATCACAAAACAAAATATCCAGGTACCATAGCAAATGAATATATCAACAAAAATACATCGGATAAAAATTACAAATTGTTAAAACAAATAATAGAATCCAAAGTATCCGATAAAAATACATACCCAGATACGCTTTTTTTACATATTCGAATTGGAGAAGTGATGTGTCATAGTACAGAATGGTTAGATAAAGTAAACGGCCCTCTTTATTATTCAAAAGTAGGAGATACGGTTTGGTGGGATAATATTTTGGATTATATAAAATCAAATGGTATTAAAAAAGTAGTAATTGTTTCGGGAGCTCATATAAATACTTGTTTATCTGAATCGTCTGGTTATTTAGAAGACCGTAAACAATTTTTGGAAAAGAACGGTTTAGAAACAAGTTAC